GGGCTAGCCCTGTGAAAAAAACGCGTGTGAATATCCTGTCGGCGGTTAACGCTGACTCGATCAAGATTGAGCGCACGGAGGTAGCTGGCGAGAAGTACGCGGTTATCAAGAATGTGCTGTGGATGAAAGACAACATTGTGCTCAACGATGGCCTGTACTCTTCGTCCGAGAACGCCAAAGGTTATTCCTCGATGGATGGCCGCGTCATGCCTTTTGGGCACCCAGAGGTTAATGGCCAGTACGTCGCTATCAGCTCGCTAGACAACGCTGATGTTGCAGTGGCACTAGGCAAGCACTATGGCGGCGTTCACGCTCAGAACGTGCGACAGGCTGGCGAAGAGTACTTTGCTGACGTAATGATCAACGAGCGCGTAGCCAAGTCACATCCAGACGGTGAAATGCTGCTGAATTGGGTTGGCAAGGCTGAAGACTACCAAGTTAACGGCGCCGCTAAGCCTGAGCCAGTGCATATGTCGACCGGCCTTATGACTGCTCGCGTCAATGCTAAGGGAGAGTCTCGCGGCAAGTCGTATAGTTGGATCGCAACTCAGCAGTCCTATGACCACTTGGCGATCCTGTTCCACGAACAAGGAGCTGGCGGTGACGAGGTTGCAATCGCGGTTAACTGTGAGTCGGTCATTAACTCTGTGCTGCCAACTATCAACGAAGACGCGCTAGACGACTCATACGGCGAGAAGCTTGCCATCTTGAGCGAGGCAGTCAAGGAGCGGTTTGCCACTTCGGATTCTTACGCATACGTGCAGGACTTCGATGATCGTGCGTTGGTGTATTGCACTCCAGAAGGCATGTATTCGATTGACTATCACTTTGAAGGCGACAACCCGATTCTAACTGGCGATGCGCGTACAGTAGTTGCGGAAACGTCTTATAAGGTGAAAACCAATACGCTCATGGCTAACTTAAAGGCCATGGTACAATTGTTCAGTACCAAACCTAAACAGCCTGTACAGGCAAACGCAATTGAGGAAGTAGATATGACTCCGGATGAAGTTCGGGCCATTGTAGATAAAGCGCTCGAAGCAACCAATGCTTCTCTCGCTTCTGTGCAGGCCGAAAATGAAAAACTCAAACAGGATGTGATTTCCGCAAACGCAGCCATCGCTGCCAATGCCGAATCCGGCCTGAAAGACAAACGCGCCGCAGTAGCCAAAGTTCACGGCGAAGTTGTTGCAAACGCCTTGAGCGGTGAAGCTCTGGATGCAATGTATGTTGGTGTTCAAACCGCCGCTGGCATCTTGTCTGGCTCCGTTGCAACCAACGCCAAAGACGAGTTCGAAGGCTATAGCTTGAACCAAGCTGATCAGGAGGCCAAATAATGGCTAACGTTATCTGGCGTGGTCCTGTGCATCTCGCACAGCCTGATTCGCGCACTCTGAAGACTGGCGCAAGCATTCTGCCTGGTCTGGCTGTTACCGTGACCGCTGGCGTGTTTCAGTTGGCCGCAACCTCCAAGGTCGATTACTTCATCATGCACAACCGTGCATACATCGGCGAAACCGTGGATACCGCTGTTCCGTCCGGCGAAACTGGCGAAGCATTCAAGCCTGTTCCGCAGTACGAATTCAACGTTCGCTTTGCCGCTGCTACCTACGCGCCGGGTGCCGTCCTCAGCATCGCTGCCGGCCAGTTCAAAGCCGCAGTAACCGGTGAAGTCGCTGTAGCTGTATTCGACGAGGCCGCATCTCGCGCAATCAGTGCAAACGGTCTTGGTGACGTTCGTATCCTCGCTAACTCCTACGTGGTGCCTGCATAATGCCTATTCTGACTTTTAACAAAGAGCAAGAGGCTGCCGTTATTGGCAAGCGTCGCGCTCATAACGCCCGTCAAGAGCGTCTTGCGCGTGATAGCGAAGGCGAGATGATTGGTAACGCCTACACCATCCCTCGTGATGCTTGGGCTACCTACGACAACGACCTGATCACCTTGCAGCGTGCGGCGCTGGGTGTGTTCACTGACTTGGCTAGCCTGCAACGCAACGTGCCGATTGGCAAAGTCCTGCACTACTTCTCCAAAGTCACTGACTCTGGCGAAGTGAACAGCTCGATGGATGGTCGCAGCCGTGCGAAGGCCGATGCTCCAGTTATCGACTACGAAGGTACTCCAGTTCCAATCTACGACACCACCTTCACCTTCGGCTGGCGCGATGTTGAAGCTGCTCGTCAAGATGGCGGCTGGCAGTATCTGGACGCTGCTACTCGTGACAACGGCAACAGAAAAATTGTTGAAAAATTGGAAGACCTGGTAATTAACGGTGACACCAAGTTCAACGTTGCCGGCAACCAAATCTACGGTCTGCGTACTGCTCCAGGCCGCGCTACCGGTAACTTCGGTAACGTCGACTTGGTAACTGCTACCGGCGCTCAGTGGGTTGAAGCTCTTAAGCGTGTACTGATCGGCCTGCAAGGCGAGAACTACTACGGCGGCGCTACCGTCTACCTGAACTACGGTGACTGGTTCGCTGCATCGGTTAACGATTACGTGACCGCCGCGCCTCAGAACACTATTCTGGCTCGTCTGATGGCGATTCCAGGTATCGTGTCCATCGTTCCATCCACTGCTGTTCCAGTTAACGAAATCCTCGCCGTCGTTAAAGAACGCCGTGTGGTTGAGTTGCTGACTGCGATGCCGATCACTACTATGCCGATTGAACGTAAAAACTTCACCGACGAGTACAGCTTCCAGATCATGACCGCAGTTGCTCCACAGTTCAAGCGTGATGCGAACGGTTCGACCGGCGTAGCGCAGTTCGTTAAAGGCGCATAACCGCCTGAGTTAGAATGGGGGCCTTAGCGGGCCCCTTTTTTATTGGAGTGAAAATGAAAGAGTTCGAGATTACTAGTGGCGGTTACTACGTAGACGGCGTTCGGCAAGAGGTTGGTGCGCGTATCAAAGCTGAGTCCTTGCCTGTAACGCTGGTTAACAAGGCTATCGAAGTTGAATCGGTAGAAGTAGAAGCCCCTCGCCGTGGTCGCCCGCCAAAGGATAAAGAGTAATGGCCAGATTCCGCGTCACATATCCAACGAACGGCCTTGAGGCTGGCGACATCGTAGAAGCCGACTCATGCCCGCAATGGCTTAGAGGTAAGTGTGTGTCGCTGCCTGATGAAGCCGTGAAGGTGCTTGAGGTGGCGAGTCCTAAGCCAAAGGTAAAGCGGAAGTAATAAAAAAGCCCTCACTTGGAGGGCTTTGTTTTGTGCGCGAGATTTAATCGCCACCACTACTGCTGCATGAAGAGCTGCTGCTGTCGCTAGAACTATAGCTGCTACCGCTGTCACATGAAGAGCTCGACGAGTAAGACGGCGTCGAATCGTAGTAGACAGGACTATTGAAGCCAATCGGACTCATTGGATTCAGCGGGTTAGACAACACGTCATCAGGCTGACTACGCGAAGAGGTAGCGTGACGGGTTGGCGAAGATGCCCGCGCCTTGCTTGTGCGCAAAGGAGCTGCAAAAGCGCCATCGTACATATCGCGAGCAGCCATCCGCTCACTTATCGATGGTTTATGTTCTGGTTGTTTCCGCTTGAATAGTGATGCTAGCCATTTGAACATTTCTTTACCCTCAGTTATTGGCAGTAAAAAGGCCCAGTCAAGGGCCTGTGAATCAGATCAGGATAAGCAGCAGGAGCCATAGCATGGTCGTGTCCTCGGTTTGTTTGTGGGCCTGATGTTCAGGGCGCTTGTCTTGCTTAATTCAGAGACTAGACCTGCAATCAATCCACGTCAAGCAAGAAATTTCATTATTTTCGGCGAAATCTCCTTAGCCTTAGTCACCAGAAACAAATGCCCGTCGTCAATAATGTGCATCTCAGCGTTAGGAATGCGTCTGGCGATGAATTCCATGTTGACTAGCGGAATGATCGGATCGTCATTTCCAGCTAGGACAAGAGTCGGCTGCTTGATCTTGTGCAGCCAGAATGCGGACGACCACCACCAGACCGCCATACCTTGGAGCTTGTATCCGAGTTGCGAGGTTGGCGCCTTCATTTTGCTGGCGTAACTTGCGCATAGCTCTGGATTATTCCGAAACGACCCGCCGTAGATCTCCGGAGCAATCGCAGCCATATGCTCAGGGTTCGTGTAGCGCTCAGGGCTAGCCATCAGCATCAGAACCTTCATCGACGGCGGAACCATCGTTACTCCTGAAGAGGTGGCGGCTAGGATGAGCTTAGTGCAGCGCGTCGGATGGTCATAGGCGAACTGCTGAGCAAGGAATCCGCCCCATGAGACTCCCGCAACTGTTACCTCGTCGTAATCCAGCACATCAAGCATTCTGGTTACGAGTCGTCCTAGGCTGCTGAAGGTGTACGGCAACAGAGGTGTTGCCGATCCACCAACGCCAGGCACGTCGAACGCAATCACCTCAAGATCCGGATCAAGCGCAGCTACTAATGGAAATACAAGCTCCAGTGATGCGCCGATACCGTTGAATATCAGTAGCGGCGTAATGGTTGATTTACCAGGACGTACAGCCGTGCGGATTGTCTGTCCGTCGATAATGACTGTGCGATAAACGAATGGTGTTGTTTTTATTTCCGTTAAGCAGCTCATTGTCATTCCCTTGTGTGTCGGCAGGATTACAGGAAACTCAGGACGCGTTCGTATTCTGCTGTCATGCGATCCGCTTCGGCTTGAGCTTCCTGTTCGGTCTTGAAGCTGCCGATGATCATTTCGCCGCTGGTTACGGTGAAGGTGTTACGGGCTTTGTTTACGGTGAATGTCATGTCGTTTTCCTTTGGTTTTGTTGCGTGATTCGTAGGCTATTCCCTCGCAGATTCTACGTCAATAGCCCGTGCTAAAATATGGGAAACTATTTTCCAGGCCTGAAAAATGACACTCCAATACTCGGTAGCAGTGAACAACGCACGTCTTGACGCATTCGAAACTGCTGCCGGTACTTCGGCCAAGCTGCGAATCTATACCGGCTCTGTTCCGGCTAACTGTGCGGCTGCTGCTACGGGTACGCTGCTGGTTGAGATGGCGCTGCCGTCTGATTGGATGTCGGCTGCTTCTGCTGGCGCTAAGGCTAAGACCGGCACATGGTCTGGCACTGGCGCTGCTGCTGGTACCGCTGGCTATTTCCGCATCGTCGATACTGCTGGCACAACTGCGCACGCTCAAGGCACTTGCGGCCTCGGTAGCGGTGATATGTCGCTCGACAACACCAGCATTGCCGTCTCCCAAGTCGTAACCGTCAACTCCTTCTCGCTGACGACCGGTAACGCATAAGGAAATGCGTTATGGCGACCAAGCTATACCTTATAGGGATAGGTAATTCTCTAAGCGGCACATTTCCCACTGGAGAACAGTCGTCTCTGACGCCTAGCTGGTCGCTCACTGGCGCGTCAAATCTGTACACGATGCGCACTACCAAGGGTGGAGCGCAGGTATCCCTCGCCGGATCAAGCCTTGCAAACACCTCTTTGCAGCGGGCCTTCTGTGCGCACTTCGCATCTGACACACTGAATACCGCTCAGAGTGTTGGTGGTGGTTCGAACACCGTAACAATCAACGTTGCTAACCGCGAATCTAACCTGAGTATGAACTTCGGGTCTGATTTACGGTGCAACGTCTATGTCTGGCGTCCGTCCACCGGCACAAAGGTCGGCACGATTGGCGACTGTCTGGCAATGACTGGCAGCGTAGAGCCTGGAGCTGCAAACTCTGAGCGCTCAAACAGCGCCTCTACCGTAAGCACATCAACCGTAAGCGCGCTCGCTGGTGACGTGATCATCTGCGAGATATGGCAGTTCCATACGCAGGCAGCGGCAACAAGCTATACCGGCGACGTGTGGGCATCCGGCACCACAGAAACATTGACGTCAAACGTCGTCGTTACTGATCACGCCTCGTTTCTTAGCTTCAGCGCTGACACTCTGACATTCGGCACGCCAAGCACTGACATTGGCGCAACGGTTGTGCTGACTCTGGCTGCCGATACCGCTTCGTCTGCCTCGGTTGTTGCCGTATCTACGCAATCCGCCATTACGGCGCAGAATGATTCGGCTTCAGGATCTTCAGCTATCGGCGTGTCTGCCAGTAGCTCGCTGTCGATTCAGAATGACTCAGCGTCTTCTGCGTCTGTAGTTAAAGTGTCCGCACAGTCGTCTGTCTCGCTGGCTGGTGATTCGATATCTGCAACCGCCTCGCAGACAGCCTCGGTCAGCGCAGAGGCATCGATCACGCTACAAGGTGACTCGGTATCAGCGCAGGCACTTGCTGCGATATTTTCTATCTCTTCCACAACCAACGCTGGCGACTTGATAAGCGCTCATGCCGGCTCATCTATTGCTGCTTCGTCTTCGCTGCCTGTGCAGGCTGATAGCGTATCTTCTAGCGCTGGAGTTGGGTCATCGGGGGCGTTGTCTGCTCAGCTTGCTGACGATCAGGCTCAATCGTCATCAGCTGTTGCGGTTGACTCGTCGTTGTCTGCCGTGACTGGTGATGACTCGCCGCTGTCAGTCGGAACTGTATCAATTACAGCTGAAGCAGCCAATCAGGAATTCGACGACTCTTCTGAGTCTGAATCAGCAACTGCAATATCCGCAGAGTCAGAATCGATTGTCGCTGCTGATATAATGTCCGCATCAGTTTCTGTAGGTGGAGAATTAACGCCATCACCAGAACGCACACTATTTATTGGTGCGCAAGTTCGCAGCCTGGCAATAGATTCGCAGAACAGATCGTCAGCGCAGATTAGCCAGTCAAGAGTTGTAGCCTTAGAGCCTCAGCGCAGACAGCAAACACTGGTCGCGCAGAACAGAACAGTAGCTCCAGAGCCTCAGAATAGGAATATCGCAGAATGACAGAGACATACACTGGAGGCCCGGATAAGCCTACGATTGTGAAAGATCCTGAAGAGGTTCTGGATTACACGTTCGATTGGTCTGCATATCTGGCTGATATCACTGATACGATTGCCTCTGTAGTGTTCGAGCCTGTTGGCGTTGTGGTCGATTCGTTCAGCAATACAACAACATCCGCAACTGCATGGGTGTCTGGTGGCACGAACGGCACTACCGCATACGTAACCTGCGCAATCACCACAACAGAAGGTCGCACGGCTGTTAGGTCTATTTACTTGAAGATTAAGGATCGCTGATGCCTAGTATCGAGCAAATTAAGGCTTACTTTCTGGCGTACGGCATTCCGGTTCCGCCTGACTTCATCTTGCAGCTTTGGATTGATTCTGTCGAAGTAATTCAGCCGTGCTTAGATGGTGCCGGTTATCCAGAGGCAACGCAGACGCTAATCTACCTGTATCTGCTCGGCTTAACGGGGTACGTGAATGCGGATCGTCAGATTAGCTCGCAAACTGCTCCGTCTGGTGCTTCTCAGTCTTTTCGTTGGGGCTCTTTTGTTGACCGGTATCGCTCTCTGCGTTCTCTTCTTAATACGCTGGACACTTCTGGCTGTACCAGCTCAGTGATTCCGCCTGAGCCTGGCGCTAGTGCCGGTCTATGGGTTTCTACTGGCGGGAAGTGCTGTTAATGGCTAGGACGTTGCGTGCTAAGCGCAGAAGTAGCGATACCGTGCGTGACGGCGTATTCCAGTATTCCGCTGGTGGATGCCGTCATCATGGAAGCTGTGGCTATTGCGTGCAGAATCGCACATTCTCCCGCGCCGAATCTGATTGGGATAAAGACGTGAAGCTATACGGCTGGCCTGATGCTGACCCATGCTACATGATGGAGGAATCGTAATGGCCTTCATGTCCGCGTGGTACATGATCGACACCGCGACGATCTATCCTCGCCTCGCCAGTGACGATTGGGGCGGCGCTGTCACATACGGAACGCCTTATCTAATCCTGTGCGGTCACGAAGGCGTATCGCGCCAATCACGCGACACTGAAGGCGCAGAGTTCGTGACTCGCGACATCTATTACACAGGAGACACTAGGCCCGCTTACTTGGACCGAATCGCATACGGAGACACAACCGCTCAAGCATGGGATGCAGTATCAGCCGCAGAGATTCGCAAGATCGCCCGTCACGGCATGTCCGCGTTTGGGTACGAAGACGAGTACGAGCTGGAGACTGTCTAATGCCGGTTAAGGGGCTGAAGGAGGTTCGCCAGCAACTACGCAGGGTGTTCGGCGATATCTCCGGACCTAAAGCAGAAAAGACGCTGACTGAAGTCCTGATTATCGCGGCTGGATATGCTGCGACGATGACGCCAATCGATACGAGCAACCTGATTAACAGTCAGTATCGAAAGATCACTGCATACGGGACTCGCGTTGTCGGCGCTATCGGTTACACGGCTGCTTATGCTGCCGCCGTACACGACGCGAAAGGAACTCTTAAAGGCACAAACACGCCTCGCTCTAGATCAGATCCGTCACGCGGCAACTTCTGGGATCCTGATGCTGAGCCTGAATTCCTACGAAAAGCATTCGAAGACTCTGATGCCAGAGCCGATATAGACGCAGCCATTCAACGCGGGATGAAAGTCTAATGAGCCACACACCAATCAACCTGTTCCGCGACTGGCTAGAGGCTTACGTTTCGACTGCTGGCTATACGATTAGTCGCGGGATGTGGGAAGAGGTAAATAACAGTGCGAAAAAATTCGTGGCCGTATGGTCTGACTCTGGACGCTCGCCAAATGGTGAAATCCAGTATCCGCATATTCGCGTGATTGTTACTGGCCGGGCAAATGGTCGGGCGCTGGGCGACACAGAGGCCGCAGAGTTGTTTGCTGAATCTCTATTTGATGCTGCAATCGCCAACTTCGAAACTAGCTGCATGATGCAGATTCGAGCGCTTGGAAGTATTCAGGGGCCTTATTACACAGAGACAAACCGACCGTGGCTAGAAATTAATTTCGAGCTTACGTGTTAAACTATTGCTTGAAATATACGCTCAGTTGTGGGCGATACTCAACAACCTTATAGGAGGCGCCGAGAATGGCCCTTAACTGTGCAAGTTCTAAATTCGTAGGTAAGAGCGTTCTCGCAGAATTTGCTCTAGCTTGCGGTGATGTTGATCCGATGACGCTGACATGGCTTCCGTTGGGCGCCGCTCGCAACAAATCGCTCACCATGAGCGCTGATACCGTTGACGCTACCGCAGATGATTCTGTAGGCGGCTTCCGTGACACCTTGATCACCTACAAAACCTTCGAAGTGTCTATCGATGGCGTTACCAAGCGAGACGACGGCACCACCTCGAATCAACAGTTGCTGTTTGATCACTTCGTTACCGATCCACAACCGTACATCTGGTTGCGCCTTACCGGTCCAATCAACACTGTTATTGGCTTCTGCATTCTTACCGAATTCAGCCAAGAGTTCCCTTACGACGATATCGCTACTTACTCCATCACTGCAAGCGCAACATCGCGCCCTGGTGGTTTGGCTAGCGTAATTGTTGAAGATACTCCAATAGCCGTTACATCCGTCGTAACAACTCCAGCCACTGCAACTGTAGCCGTTGGTAATGTGACCAACATCGACTCTTCTGTTCTTCCTGCCGCCGCTAACCAAGCAGTGGTCTGGACTTCCAGCACGCCAGCAAATGCCACCGTGAACTCTAGCGGTCGTGTTACTGGTGTGGCAGTCGGTACTTCTACCATTACGGCAACCTCTGTGGTTGATCCGACCAAGAGTGACACTACTGTGGTTACAGTCGTGGCTTAAATGCAGTAGATACACAAAGGCCCCTAAACGGGGCCTTTTTTATTGCTTCAGATTTCCTTCTTGGCAAGCAATATGTACTTGCTTGGCTCAATGCAGGCGAACCGAGGTTGCTCGCCGCTCTCTCTGTTCTTTCCATTCAGAAATTCCGCCATCTCAAAGCATCCTGCGTCATCAGAAACGCCGAATCTATTCGTTGCGTCGATATAATCGCATCCAACATCAGAACACAAGCCAATCACTAGCATCAGAGTAAGCATTTCACATCCTTGAATTCGTTTGAGTTGGCCGAGTATATCCATGGTTCTGATCGCGTCAATACCCTCATGGTAAAATAGTCCAATTATTTATGGGCGCAAATCATGCGAGCGATTGTCAGCATCGGAGAGGTCGGCGTCAGTTTTGGCGAATCCGATTACATTTTTCGGCCATCCCTCAAGGCAATGGATTCTCTAGGCTCTCCATCCGAGATCGTGGAAAAGTTCAGCCTTCTTTTCTCTGCTCCAAAATTCAATCCATTTTGGCCTGTGCCTGCGTATAGGGCGTGGGAGCGTGAGGTTATGGCTACGGCATATGATGTTCTCGTGGCTTGCTGTGATGATGATGTAACACCCCTGCTCGGCCACATGGGCAGCAAGTGGGGCTCGTTTGTTACAGGCGCCATGCCTTCGCAAGACATGGTGCATATTGCTCGCTCTCTCATGCGTCACGGGATCATTGGCCTGAAACCAGAAGGCCGGCTAATCGAGAAGCCAAAGCAAGAATTCGTGCCAGAGTTCAAGCCTCGCGAGTTTGTTGCTCAGGCTGTCGCGCATCTCGGCCTGTCTAGCGCTGAAGCCTGGCAGATGACAATGACAGAGTTCTCTGGCGCCATGCAATCCAAATTCGGCAAGCCTGACACCCTGCCGCCGCCAGAAGAACACGACGAAGCAATGTCGCGCCTCGCAGAAATCAACAGATTGCGTCAGTATCAGGTGAAGAAATGACCATTAACGTAGGATCCATCGTTTATGAAGTGGATGTGGAGACGGCCGGACTGGTCAAAGGGTCTGATTCTGTAAATAAAAAGCTTGACGAACTCCAGAAAAATATCGCGAAGACCGACAAAGCCGCATCGGATACGACAAAGCGGTTCTCTGTGCTCGGCAAGGACATGAACACGTCTGCCGCTAGTGCGTCAAAGTTCTCTATGGCTATGACGCCGCTGGCGACTGCCATTGCTGGCGTTGTCAGCGCGCAGGCTTTAATCAATCTCCAAAAGCTTAGTGAGCAATTCACTCTTCTAGAATCTCGGGTAAAGCGTCTGTCTGCAACGTCTTCCGATGCGAAGACAAACTATTCTGCGCTATTGCAGATCTCGTCTGCTGGCGGCTCTGATCTGACGACCACCATTAAGCTATGGGAGAGCCTGACGGCTTCTCTCGTTAGTCTTGGCGTTACTCGCGATCAAGTGCTTAGCCTTACCGACACCCTGCAAAAGATTGGCAAGATCGGCGGGTCCAGCGCCGAAGAGATTAGCGCTGCACTGCGTCAATTTAGTCAGTCTGTAGCAGGCGGTACGCTGCGCGCTGAAGAGTTCAACTCGATCATTGAGCAGATGCCAGAGCTTGGCCGCAAGATCGCTGACGGGCTTGGCATCCCGTTTGGCGAACTACGCCAGCAGATGCTCGACGGCAAGCTTACGATTGATCGCGTACTTGAGGCTATTTACGGGCAAACAGGTAAGGTTAATGAGGAGTTCAAGAAGGTTCCTCGCTCTGCTGGTGATGCTTCCAATGCAATCGTTAACGCAATGGGGTCGGCAATCTCAAAGATTGACCAGGCTGCGGGCGCATCAAGGGCTCTTGCTATTGCGCTGGATGCTGTAGCTACCGGCATACGCTTGTCTACTGGCGATCTCGATCAACAGCAAAAGCTAGCTGTTGCCATGCAGAAGCGTGTTGACCTGCAAACCAAGCTGGCTGATCCGTTGACCGGCAGCGCAACACGAAAGGCAGCAGAGAAAGAACTGTCTTCGATCAATGATCAGATTAAGGCTATTCAAGACAGGAAGGTGGCCGAGCAAAAGGCCGAGAACGACAAGCTAAAGATCACCGCTCCTGCAAATGCTCCAGCTAGCGACTCACAGAAAGCTCTTGAAACCCTGGCAAAAGAAGCAGAACTAGCCAAGATCGTTGGCGTCGAGCGCGCCAAACTACAGGCCATTCAGAAGCTTGGCGACAATGCTACGGATGCAGAGAAGGCAAAGGCTTCTGAGCTGGCAGCGTCTATCTACAATCTTGAGACTGCTCGAAAAACAGAAGGGGCGACAAACAAGAAAGTTAAGACAGAGGCTGAGCAGCTAGCCACTAGAGCAGCAGCAGCCGAGAAGAAGGGTATTGATGACAACATCAAGGCGTTTCAGGAACTTGGCGTGCAGATGGCTGCTGTCGGCCAGAATGCCAGAGATGTAGCGATGCGGCAGGCAGAATTGAGCCTGAACAAATACGCGACTCCAGAGCAAGTCAAGACTGTTCGCGAGATGGCTGGCGCTCTTTACGATCTGAACCAGGCAAAGTCGAATAAGGCCCTGCTTGGACAAGTTGATCCAGCAGCAGGCGCACAGCAAGGCCTTGATCAGCAACTGAAAGACCTTGATACGCTCAAGACCGCCAAGATGCTCAGCGATACCGAGTATCTGACATTTAAGGAGCAGGCTGAGACTGACTACAACGCTCGCATGACCGAAATCGAAACAGCCCGTTTCGCTGCTCAGTCTGCTGGCAATGCCGCTCTTGTCGCAGGGATGGACGCTCTTGCAGCATCCGGCACACAGGCTCTTGGCGGCTTGCTTTCCGGAACGATGAGTCTTCAGGATGCAATGGGCAATATTGCCAATACCGTACTTAATTCGGTGATTGGCTCGTTTGTTCAGATGGGTACGGACTGGGTTAAACAGCAATTCGTGATGCAGGCTGCGACCCAAGCAACAAAGGCCGCAGAGATTGGCGGCATCGGAGCCGTAGCAGCGGCTCAGGCTGGCGCTACTGGTGCAATCGCCGCAACCACTACAGCTACGGCGGCAACCACTGGTACGGCTGTAGCATCGTCCATGGCTCCTGCTGCTGGCCTGTCTTCTATCGCTTCGTTCGGTGGTGCCGCTGTGATCGGTGGTGCCGCTCTGTTGGCAACCATGGCGCTCGCTAGTTCGTTCGGTGGTGGTCGTCTGAATGGTGGCCCGGTAAGCGCTGGAAACATGCACCGCGTTAACGAAAACGGCAAGCCTGAGATCTTCAACGCGGCAAACGGTCGTCAGTACATGATGCCAAACACCAGAGGCGAGGTTGTATCTAACAAGGATGCAACTGCGGGTGGTGGCGGATCTGCACCGCCCGTCATCAACATCAACAACTATTCCGGACAAGCAGCAACAACCGCTAGCAAGTTCAGCGAGGCCGATAAGCGCTGGGTCGTGGATGTTATTGTTGGTGACATGCAAGGCGGTGGCACTTCTGGCCGCACCGTCAACCAAATCACTGGAACAAAGAGGGCTGGCAGTTGAGTATTCTAGATATTGTTCGGGCTAGCGGCGGCCCTGATTGCATCATTCCAACCCTGGAACTGTCTTGCCCTGTATGGGCGGCATCACTATTCATCTGCGCCGGCTATGAAGACATCACGGCAGTAACGGAACTTGGCGCAACTGTTACATTTTTGGCGGCGGGTATTGACGTATCGCTGCCGAAGAAGAACAACGACGGTACTCAGAAGCTGTTGTTCGCTATTGACAACGTTCGCGGTGATGCTCAGGCGCTTATTGATCAGGCTCAGGCAGTTGATGCGCGGATTACTATCACTTACCGTACTTACTTAGCGTCTGACCTTTCGGCTCCAGCCGAGAAACCGTATCGAATGACATGCATCAGTGCGACCATGAAGGGGCCTACTGTCGAGATTAGCGCCGGTTACTTCGACATGATTAACGCGTCATGGCCGCGAGATGTCTATACGGCAGCATTCGCCCCAGGCATCAAGTACATCTCATGATCGAAAAATACCTATTAATTCCGTATGTCGATGGTGGTCGGTCCATGGATGGGCTGGACTGTTACGGCCTGCTTATCCGCATCAGGGAAGAGCTAGGGCTAGCAGCGCCTCCAGATGTAGGCAGCATCACGCGACATAACGCAATCGCAATGCAGCATAGGTATTCTGAGACTGTCGGCCAACTAGAAGAGTGCCAGCCTGAAGTCGGCGCAATTGCAGGCGTATTCCGTAACAAGGCGCTGATCCACGTCGGGGTTGTTGTCAGTATCGATGGTAGACTATCGGTACTAGAAACCAATCCTAAATCTGGACCTCGCTGGCTAAGAGTTCGCGAGTTTAAAGATCAATACGCCAAGGTCATCTTCTATCGTGATAGACATTTTCCCGAATCATCTTGACGGCGGACCTTGCGAGACTGCATACACAGAACGGCGCATGACTATTGCTGCGTGGCTCGATAGTTATACGAAGGACGGTTACAAAGACGGCGACCATATGCCGATCAGCGTGAAGGTTGAAGGCGAGATCATTGATAAGTGCGACTGGTCAACCTTCGTATTCAAGCCTTCCGATTACGTAGAAATCCGAATCGAGCCAAAGGGTACTGATCCGTTCTCAATGGCTGTTGCTATCGTTGGCGCAGTCAAAGCTGTATTTGGCATGCTCATGCCTGCGCTACCTGGAACTCCAAAGACTCCAGGTCAAGGCGAATCGCTGATTGAAAGCAGTGTAAAAGGCAACAAGGTAAAGCTCGGTGGCGTAATCCGCGAATCTTTCGGCATGCAAAAAATCTATCCAGACTTTCTGGTCCCTCCGCGAAAGTATTTCAGTGGCCCTCGAACGCAGTGGACTGAACTGTTTATGTGTGTCGGCAAGGGTAGCTTTGACATTCTTGCAGGCAACGTCAGGATTGGCGATACCCCATTGATCGCGCTTGGTGCTGAAGCCTCCTATCAAATATTTGAGCCGGGGGAAATAGTGTCCGGCAACTCCGCGTCTAACAACTGGCATAACGCGGTAGAGGTTGGCTCCAGCACTACGGGCGCGGCTGGTCTTGAGCTTACATTCACGACAGACGTTACGCCTATCGCATCCGCCGGGGCTTTTGCGTTCTCTGGCTACACCATCAGCATTCCTACCGGTCAAGGCACATTCCCTGCTGACTGGACTGTCGGACTTGTGCTGCGCGTAGTAGCCCCGTACACCTACACCGTTACAGATGGCGGTGGATCAGCTCGCGACGTCATAACTGGCCCGCTAGGCATGCTCAACCCGACTGTTGGCGACACTATCGAAGTTACCGGAAACAACGAAGGGAAATACACCGTAAACTCCTATACGGGCGGCGGCTCGCCTAGCATGACGCTCAACTATGAGTGGGGCGATCCTGCTAACTCCATGAACGTCGGCACTGGTCTTGCGGCTATCGGTCCCGATGGATTGCGCTTCCGAATTGCTGCGTATAGCGCTTCGTCGATCACGGTTGTTAGGCTTACATCGGCCGGCACTGATGACGTATCGTTCCCAGGCTTTGATGCGCTCACAACGTCGTCAGGCAGCGTAGCTGTCGATGCCCTTAGTGGTTCAGGCGGATGGCGCGGCCCGTTTCCTGCTTGCCCTGAGAACGAGCTTGCGTCGCTTGTTGAGTTCGACATGTTTTTGCCGGAAGGTTTGACGCACGTAGGCGGGAAGGGCGATCTAAACGAGAGGACCGTTAGCTTCGAGGTTCAGTATCGTGAGGCTGGATCTTCTGGCGCCTATACATCCCAGTCATTCAGCTATACCGCCAACACTCTCGACCAAACAGGCTTTACCAGAACCATCTCGCTACCCTATCCAATGCAGCCAGAAGTGCGGATGCGCAAGACTGCGCCCGCAGAGGAAAGTATTCAAGATCACAACACCATCCAATGGTATGCATTGCGCTCGCTACTTCCTTCGCCGTCAAGCTATGCCGGCGTGACGACTCTCGCTGTTAAGGTTCAGTCGTCTGACAGAATTGCAGCTCAAACCGAAAGCCTTGTATGGGTTATCGGCACCAGAATCCTACCGACTCGATCTGGCGGCTCATGGACTGTGCCAATCCCGACACGGGATATTATTCCAGCGACTGCATACATCGCCAAAAGTATTGGCTATACCGACTCTGACCTAGATCTAGCGGAAATGGATCGTCTCGACACTGTATGGAAGGCGCGTGACGACAACTTTGACCTGCAAATAACCGACGCCAGCACCGCGAAAGATACGCTAAACGATGCTTTAGGCGCTGGATTTGCTGAACTCGCTCTTGATCGCGGGGTTATTCGCCCTGTACGCGACGAGCCTTGCACAACTTTCGAGCACATGTACACACCGCAGAACATGACTGAAGGCCTGACACGAGATGTACAGATGCCGGGGCCTGATGATTTCGATGGCGTTGACATCTCGTATATCGATAAAGACTCTTGGGTTGAAACGGTTGTCGAATGCCGTCTTCCAGGTGATCTAGGCCGTAGAGCGGAAAAGATCAAGGCAACTGGCGTAATCGACAGAACCAAGGCCTGGCGTCTTGGCATGCGTCGTCGTCGTATCCAGCGATATCGCCGCGACCGCTACTCATGGTCTACCGAAATGGACGCTATGAATAGCCGGTATATGTCTTACTGCATGGTTGCCGACGACGTTCCCGGCTACGGCCAAAGCGCAATGATGCTGGACTTCACTATTGGCATTGGCTATGTCTCGGTTGAATCATCCGAGCCTTTAGATTGGTCTGTAGGCGGAACTTACATGGCAGCCATTCGTAAGCAGGACGGTACAGTCTCCGGCCCATATGTAGCAACCCGAGTGGATGACTATAACTTTACGATCCCGTCTCTGGACTTCGCCCCCGATGTTAGCTGGGAATACGAGCCGCCTCATATCTTGTTTGGTCCGGCAACTCGTTACCACTATGCGGTGCTTGTATCAGACGTTAGCCCATCAGGCATATCTAAATGTTCAGTAGATGGTGTGGGGTATAATAGTTTGGTATACGCATCGGACGACCAGACTGCGCCATGATTAAATATCCAGAAGGATTACCAAGAGGGCTGCATTCCGGGCGAACGTACCAGACTGTTAGCCCTATTCAGCGCTCACGACTTGAGAACGGTAGAGCTAGGCAGCGTCGTCGGTTCACTAGTGTTCCGACAATGGCGTCTATTAACTGGATATTCAATTCTGTTGAGTCGCAGGTATTTGAGGCATGGTGGCGAGACTCGCTAATCGACGGCTCTCAATGGTTTGAGTGCCCTCTTGAAACTCCGCTTGGATATGAACTTGATTACGTCGCAAGATTCACTGATATCTACTCTGGCCCGTCTAGAGTGGGTCCGCTTCTTTGGTCGTTCTCGGCTGAACTTGAGTTAAGGGAAAGACCTATTTTGGATGCTGGATGGGGTGAATTCCCCGAGTTTATTCTTGATCAGTCTATTTTCGATTTGGCAATGAATCGCGAGTGGCCTTTGAACCCTTGGCAGGTCTACATCGAAGCCATGGATACAGCAATTAACGAGGACTGGCCGCAGCCATGAGTAATTACAACACGGGCAATCCCGTACCATCTACAGATCCTCGAGACCTTGACGACAACGCGACAACTTTCGACGAACTTCTACAGTCGGCAACTCCTAGCGTCCCTGACCGACTAGGTGTTCCCCGAAAAACTTGGTGGCAGATGGAACAAGACGCGGCCGCGCTGTTTAGCCCTAACATATCTGCGCTGGCAGGGTTGACCGGCGCGGCGGACTTGGGTCTTTTCTTCACCGGTCTAGGGGCGCTGTCTACGTATTCACTCAGCTCGGCGGGGCGGTCTTTGTCAGCGGCGGCAGACGCGGCGGCACAACAGGCGGCGTTATCATGGGCGGCTGCAAAGGACAGTCCAGCCTTTATTGGTACCCCTACCGCCCCGACGCCTGCTGTAGGAACGGGCACCACGCAGATAGCGACCGCCGAGATGATCCAGGATGAAATAGCCAACGCGCGTGCGTGGACCCCTTACACTCCGACGATTACGCCACTATCCGGTTCCTTCACGTCGGCCTCTGTCGCAGCTCGGTATTTGGTGGTCTTCGGCATTTGCTATGTGCAGATTGTTTTGACTGTCACGACGAAAGGTACCGGCGAGTTCCCTACATTGTCCCTGCCCTTTCCAGCGCTCAGCGGGTCAGCTGAGCATTTATTGCCGTGCCGCTCCAGCACGGGACCGCTCGCGCTAGGGCAAGCCAAGATAAACTCGGCGTTAACTGGAATCCAAATAACCAGGTACGACAGTGGCGAGCTGACGGCTGACGGCACCAACATAAACGTGCAGGGCTTCTACCCAATCGCCTAATTGAGAATTTTTATGACAAATACCTACCTGACCGGCAATCCTCTTGGGTCGAAAGCCGCTAAAGATTTATACGACAACACCTCGAATTTTGACGAGGGGTTGAACTCGCTCTCCCCCTCCTTTTACGATCGTTTTAACCGACGTCGTGAAACCTGGGCCGGGATGGAAAAAATAGTCTCCGATTTCTTGGAGAACATGGGTTTCGAGGCGACGCATCTAACCTATGTAGACGGGTCGCCTCTGATCGTCTCTAGACCAACGCAACTGATCGACCGCGCCGGCTCGATCTACAAAGTCAAACAGCCTGCGAGTTTCCCGGTGACACTCACGGGTACCTGGGCCACGGATAGCGCAGTACTGGTAGATGTCGCAGACATGGCGTTGCGCCTTGACCTGTCGAACTCCGTCGACCTCGCTAAAGGCTCGACAATGGTCGGGCACAGGATCAACGCGACAGGCGCAGTCGGTCAAACAGTTCGGAGCAAGCTGACTGAATTTGTTAGCGTTAAGGATTTCGGTGCGGTTGGCGATGGCGTTACTGATGACACCGCAGCCTTCCAGCTCGCCGTCGCTTACGCCACTGCCACGAAGAACGTAGGCGTTAAGATACCAGCGGGCCTGTACGTTATATCCGGTAGCCTGCCCATGTCTGGTGGCTATGTGAACGTATGTTTTTACGGAGAGGGCAGAGCCAGCAGGATTCAGTGGGCTGGCGCGCAGCCTATGTTCACGTGCGCCACAGGGATCGCGGAGTTGTCGTTTCGGGATTTCGTTGTGGACAATACGGCCGCGCCGAATGTTCTAGAGAACGCCATATTCTATTTTCCGGAAGGCAACAGTCAAACGGATTTCACCAACGTACACTACCTCCCGGACCTCGGCACTAGTACAGCAGGCTCGAGTTTCTACGTCTGTGGCGTTGGGAAGTCTAACGACAGCGTCAACTTTGTAAACTGCTATATGTTCGTTAGCCGGGCCGGTATCAGGCTTGGCGCCGGCAGCTCTGTTTATGTCCACGGTGGTCGTATCGTAGGTGGATTCCCGACGCTGACGCAATCTGTAGGTATCGAATTAACGGGCGGGATGGGTGGTGTTTGGGTTACCGGTACCGACATCATTAACCACCTCACTGGCGTATCTATCAACCAAACATCCGGCGTTACGAATAGAGAAATATTCCTCATCGAGGCCTGCCTCGATAGTTGTAACACGGGGCTAGACGTTTCTGATTCCAGCAGTTATGTAAGCTGGACCGGGGTATGGGCGGCTAGCTGTACCAACGCCAACATAAACTACACCCCTACTAGTGATGCTGCAGTACTAAATCTATCAGGCGGCACTATCTTCAATGCGGGAGCCATGGACATGGTTGCGGCCTCCCAAAACTATGGCCTGTCGATAAACCAGTACGGGCGAGTGATGTGCAGCGGAGTTACATTCCGCAACAATAAAAACAGAGCCTTTAGCTGTAATAGCGGTTCTAGGACAGTTCTCGCCATTATCGAAAATTGTGTATTCTTCTCTAACGGTACTAGCGGGCGATCCGGGTCGATACAGGCTTTCTTGGCGGGCGCGTTAACTTTCCGGAATAACAACATGGAAACTAGCGTTGTTGGAAACGTCAACGTAGACGATCCGAGTGCGTCTCTCATGGAGATTAGTGGCGTCCGTGGCTACCGAGGCTTTGCTTTACGTAGCGGGCCTGCGCTAGGGGGATCATCGGTGCAGGTAACCAATACCACGGGGCAAAAACTGATCGGTTATCTACGTGGCGGCTTGGTGCAGAACGTGCTGATCAATGGTACGGCTGTCTATGACCAGGGTACGCCAGTTATAGCAAACCTACAGATATCCCTTGAACCTGGCGACAGCTACACCGTTGTTTATACTTCAGCCCCGAATCTTAGTTGGTATTTCGCGTGAGCATTATCCTGGCGGAAGTAAACGACGGGGCGAACGAGCGTCTTGATGAGATTATCAGGACTCCATAATAACAAAAACCCCGCCTAATCAGCGGGGTTTCTTTTAGTGGATGGTTGGTCCAGTCGGCAGAACCATCGGCTCTTCCCCCTCATAACAACGCTCGGCAATCAACACGCTGAAGTCACCACCTTCGCATGGGCTCATCTCGATATTGAATCCAGACTCAGCCAGGTTAACAACCAGATCCGAAACCATGTCAGGAAACGGGAAGAATTTCAGTTTGATTCGTTGGCTCATTCGTCTCGCTCCAAAAAATAATCACAACCGCCATTACCGCCACGCTCTTCTACGACTCCACCAGTTAAACAATGATGTCTATTAACGTAAGTCGCGCCCATCACGCCAAGATGCTCATTCTCAACATCATGATCAAAAAGATCGCCAGCTAGAATCTTGAATTCTGGATAGCTTATTTTGATTCTTTTCATTTAATCGGCTTCCGTATTTCCTGCAATCCAGAACATTCGTTACAGTAAATCACCCCGTAACTCCTTAGAAACACTCCACCGCTACCGCTGATCTCGTGCTTGCAATGACAAGCTTTCTCTGAGAACTCTAAGTTCTTCGCGCATTTCGACAATTCCTGCAAGCCAGTAGTTCTTTTGTTCTCCATTTTGGTATGGACAGTCATTCCTTCCCTCCAGATAGGCTACTTTGCCCTCTAGGTAATAACGGTTACTTAAGGCTTTATGTTGCATAATGATTTACCCATTGCTTTCAGCGCAGCAGTCAATCTTGGCGTTTGTGGCGCCTCGATAGCTGCTGCGATTAATTCGTTTAGTGCTAACTTGCGTGCTGCGTGACGATCCTTGTTCTGGATGCTGTGACACTTGATACAGGCAAGATTCGGCAGGTAGCGACGACCTGCTAACTCTGGATGTTTCTCGCACTCCTTGCCGTAGACTGATCTCATTGATTCAGCTCCTTGACCTTGTCGAGGCAGGCGTCGCTATCAGGCCTATAGAACTCGCCATGAAGCCGAATTGAAGCGGATTTGTAAGCTTCATGGGCAGTGGCTGGGTCATCAAAAAGACCTAGATAGTGGCGAGCACCACGTACAGTAATTAGCGCCCTGTATTTGTTAGATCTTTCGTACCAGCTGACCCCTTTGAATCCCGACGTATTGCAGATTGGCTTACGGCTATTAAATAGATTCTGCGATTGCGTTGCTTCCCTCAGGTTGCATATTCGGTTATCTGACTTCCCCCCGTTTATGTGGTCAATGTGATCCTTCGGCCACTCTCCTGTGTGAAAAAGCCATGCGAGGCGATGGCTTGGGAATTTAATCCGCGAGACCGATATGAGCATGTACCCAGACCGATGGAGACAGCCCGCAATAGTACCGGCCTGCGCGCCGTTCTTTCTGGTCGCCTTCCATCGGAATTCACCGGTGACCGGGTCATATGAGAGCGACGCGAGGACAAGCGCTTTGTTCTCTGGCGTCTCCTTGGCTTTTCGTTTGTCGATCATTTCGCCTCACCCTTCCCACCCTTCAGCCGCTCGATTTCGGCCTTGAACTGATCGCGCTCAGCAACCAATGCATCGTATTCCATCAACCAGCGGCCTTTACCGTAGGCAGCAACAAGGCGCCCCCTGACATCTTCACCAGCCGGTTCATTGGCGCCATCAATTTCCTTTTCGAGCCGCTCGTTCTCCGCCGTCAGCCGGTTGATTTTCAGAAGCTGATCAGCGGCCAGTAGCCGCGTACCTTCAAGGTCATTGCGCAAATGGGCGATGGTGGCTTGCAGTTCGGCGACGCGAGTGCTGTGATCCTCGGCAGATACGTGAGTACCATATGGGCTTCGGTAAAACTCCTCCATATGCCAGTTCGCCGACCATAGCTGAACGCTATCATTGCTTTTCATGCACTTGCCTACGCATCCGCCACTTGTCGGGCACGCGTCACATTCGACTAGATCAGGCTGGCGCTCGACGACAGGGGCGGCGTATCCGGCATCAAACACGGCCTCGGCAAGCGAGTACAGCGAGTTGCACGGAACCGATTGCATGATGTCGTGCAGCAACTTTACGGCGTCATGGCGATCTTCAATTTTACTGCTCATTCGCTTGCTCCCTTGGTTTCAGTCGATAACGCATATCTCGAATGTCTTGGATTACCTTGCAGCACTTCGGGCAAGTGATCACCCCGCCGGAGGCTGCGCAGTCGTGCTCCTCTTCCGCATCGCCACTGGCGAAAGCATCGAAAGCATCCCCGCATAGAGTGAACTCACCGTTCACTGCGCTCTGCGCACACATTCTCAGGCTCATTTGCTTGCTCCCGATTCGGTGGGTTTGGGATTCAGTGTCGTTTCGATCTCGGCCTGAATGTTGCCGGCCATGGCGTAATCGCAAAGGTGGTCCTGACGCCCGACCATGCGCACCACTGGAAGCGTTCGAACGAGAAGCCCGCACAGATCCGCATTCCGCTGCTCGGCGGCTGTCAGGCGCTTTGAGAGATCCTGATAACCGATTCGCAAGTCTCTTGCCGATAAGCCTTGATCAAAAAGTTGTTTTCTCAGTTCTTCGATCATCAATTCGCGCTCAACGCATATTGCGTAGTAGTTATCGCTGATCTATTTGATGCGGGCCAGCTCTTCCCACAGCGCAGCCAGATCAAATACTACGGAATCGTAATCGCCCTGAAATACGACATGCTCACCCTCTGCCAGGTCTCCGGCAAAATGCACAATTGCTTCACTCATTTTTCAAACCTCCGATAGTCCGTTATGAAACAGGCGGCACGTCAGCGCCAGAAAGACGAGATAGCCAGCTAGCCAGATCACGACTTGCACACCTTTTCAAAGTAGCTATCAACATCCGGCCATACGCCTTCCGAGATCATTTTGCACTTGAACGCCTGATCATCCAGGCCGTCTTGGTAGCTCATGCGGTTTGAGATGACGAAGCCAGTAATAATGAAAACTAGAATAACGGCTATTGTGCGAGGCCTCATAATTAATCCTCCATGCTCAATTCGGCTTGCTCTGGATCTTCCATGTCTACCGCGTCGGAGTCGAATTTGCACTCCCAAACGTGCGAGTAGAGAGATGAGTACATTTCGTAGCTGATACCACCGACCAACAAGGCGCCACGCAGCATTCCGAAGATGTGCTTGTATTCGCTGGTACGGGAACGCTGGAATTTGTCGTCTGCGAATGAGATGGCTTTGTGGATGGTCTTCGTGAATTCGGCTTGATTATTGGTATGCATTGGGTTGCTCCTGTTGGCTTAAACAAATGGTATTCGCCAAAAGGAAATAGGTCAAGATATTTTTCACAAAATCCTGCCATTTTCTTTCGCCCAATCGAAAGGATCCTTAGCGTATTTTCTAAGATTGCATCCAGGGCAAAGGATTTGCAGGTTTGTAGGCCAGTTAGAGCCTCCCTTTGACAAGGGGATTATGTGGTCTACGTGATACTTCAGCCTTCCAGACTTTATGATCTTTAGACGACATGACGCACACCTAAATTTTTGAAGGCGAACAAGATTTGAGATGTCATGCTTCGTATGGATGCCTTCAGCTCCAGCGGAAAGAGCGCGCCTTGCATGATTACTAGCTTTCTTTGCTTCTGGATTATTACGTCTCCACATAGCAAGTCGCGCCGCCTCTGACTCCTTGTTTTTTTGAGACCATCTAGCTTTCGGCGCAGCTGCCTTCTCTGGATTTTTAGCACGCCAAGCCGACCCATAAATCCTTAGCTTCTCTCTATTTTCCTTCTGATAGGACGCCTTGCTTTTAGCTATTTTCTCTTTGTTTTGTGCTCTGTATTTCGCGTCTCTTTCTTTTACGCATGACTTGCAGTCAGGCCTAAGGCCGTCGCCGCATCCTGAATTCTTATTAAATTCTGAAGTGAATTTTTCGATCTTGCATTTCGTGCAAATTTTCAAAGAGGCGTACCTGTCTAGTAGCTGTCGAGGGATTTGCGGAAACCACTGACAAGGTGGCTTTCGGATGGCCGTCCTATCCGCGCATCCATTGTACAATAGAGAACGAAAAAATACCGGATTAGACTATGGCTAACTCAAAAAACCTTTCGGCCTTCTTGGATACGCTGGCATTTTCCGAGGGTACAGACAATGGTAAGCAGCCAACGAAAGATCGCGGCTACGATGTGGTAGTGGGAGGAACGCTATTCAGCGGCTACAAGGACCATCCTCGCAAGCTCGTATATCTGCCGAATCTAGGCATCAAGTCAACCGCTGCCGGTCGCTATCAGATCCTTGCTCGCTTCTATGACGCCTATAAGGTTCTACTCAAGCTGCCTGACTTCTCTCCATCCAGCCAAGACAAGATTGCAATCCAGCTGATCAAGGAGTGCAAGGCGCTTGGTGATATTGAGAGCGGAAACATTCATGATGCGCTGGTTAAATGCAAATCGCGATGGGCCTCTCTGCCTGGCTCCGGTTATGGTCAGCACGAGCACGAGATGGGAACGCTGCTGGCCAAGTTCAAAATGTTCTCCGGAGAACACTAATGCCGACTTGGCTAACCGCGCTACCATGGCGATTCCTCTCAGGTCTCGCATGCGGCGCGTTCGTTGTTTTCCTTTGGCATGATGCGAGGGTGTCGAGGATTACTACTGAGCGCGCAGGAGAGAAGCTTGAATCGGCATTCTCAGTGATCGCCGCGAACAAGGCAGACGAATCAATAGCTAAGGCGTGGGAAATTCGCCTTTCGGAGTTGCGAAGTAATGAAACAACTATTGTCCGTGAGCGCGAAAAGATTGTTGATCGCCCTGTCTATCGCAACGTCTGTCTTGATCCTGCTGGGGTGCAGCTCGCCAACGACGCAAAGAACGGGCGTATCACAAGCAAGCCTGCTGACGCCTTGCCGGATTCCAAGTGATCTGGAAGGCGTAACAGGTGAAGCAGCACTGACTGCACTGACTGAATGGGGTGCGGCCCTTAGAGAGTGTTCTGAGCGGCATAAGGCTTTGGCTGCTGCTTCCGCCCGCCAAGATTAATATCAGCCCATCCAGATCGAGTGCGTGGCGGAACTGGATTGTACTTCTTGAACTCGATCTCAATCCCGCGAATCTTCATCCAGGCGCGCATGCATGAGGCGTTCTTCCATCCTATGGCTCTAGCAGTGTCAATGACAGTACTGAATGGCGACATACGCTTGATAGCCGCCTCTGCTGATTCGCCAGTCTTGCGCTCGTACTCTCCCGCCGCGCTCCTATTCTGTGAGCGCTTGACATCACTAATCCGCTGCTTGTCGGCTGTGGTCATCGGGTCAGGGTTCTGCACGGCATTGCAATAACCCATCTTTGGAAACTGGATATCCTTCTTGTGGTATCGCAGCAGATACCAAAGAGTTGATCCGTCCTTGTAGCCGAGGATCTTTGCGGTCATGGTCATTGAGTTACCGTCAGCCGCATATGCAGCGACTACATCCCAAAACGGCTCGCCGTATTCCTGCTCGACCTCTTTGATTACTGACCTAGCCACGAGCTTTACCCTTAACGTTGTTTACTGGAAATTTGTGACGCTCCGATCCTGGTTGCAATGCCTGGCGCGGAGTCATTCCTTTCGCAAGCCTCTTGGAGATCTTGCAGCGAGTGACGCCAAGCTCTTTGGCCCATTGACTGATCGACTGAGTGCGCCCGTCAAGCTCGATAAACCTAGATCGCGAATCAGGACGCTTGGCCTTTCGTGGCGCTGGCTCTTTCGGCGCCATCCTTGGAGTGAATGGGATTGAACGTTCTAGCACCCATTTCTTTAGCGTGTTATGCGAAGTACCAACGATCTGCGCCGTTGCTGTCACGCTGTTTTCCATTAACAGCTCACGAACGACTTCGACTGCCGGCCTTCCGATTTCTTTGTACAGCTCGAACGCCCAAGTCATTTGTCCCAAGTCCTATAGTTAACAAGATGCGAGATGCAGGTTGTTGAAACCCCGTATTTTTCAGCTAGCGCCCTCTGCCCTCCAATCTCGTTAATACTAATGATCGCGTCCTCTTTCCAGCGATGGATCATGCGAATATGCTCAACATCTTCAGGTGTCAGCTTTGCGTTATTGTTTAATTTCCGCACAAGGTTTCACTCCTGGTAACTTTCTGTGGATTGCCCCGGTTAGCGGGGCTTTGTTGTTACTCTTCGTCGTAGCCTGGCGGAACTGGATTACCGGTTCGCTTGGTGTACTGCTGATTCATGATGTATCGGACATCACCATCAGCAGGACCGAAGTCGGCGTTACCGTGAAACCATTGTAGGTATTCGAATTCGGATTTTTGTTCGTCTGTCATATCAAGCTCCCGTCAGGTAGTGAGCTGGGGCAAAAGGTATAGAATCCTCGAAGCTGTCTGGTGGCGCGGCTTGCTGGCTTTGCTGTGGCGCTGGACGCGACTGTTGTTGCTGTGGCGCATCACCGTCTTTCTTGCCACCAACCAGATCGATAGTGGAGATCCGTAATTGCGGGTACTGCTTGCCCTCGTACTCGCGCATAGAGAACTCGCCGCTCAACGCTACCTGCTGACCTTTTACTAGGTAGTCGACCAGCTTCGATTCTGCTTGCTTGCCCCAAAGGCTAGCTTGTAGCCAAATAGTGGTCTTTTTGTCTCCAAAGCCTGCGGTCATTGCGACACTAAAATTCGCAACAGCAGTGCCGCCTACGTTGTTTACCTTTACATCACCGCCGATATTGCCCGTCATGCATAGCAGGTTCATTGTGCCGCCTCTTGTGGAGTTTTGATTTTCGAGATTTGCTCAGGCGTCAATTTACCAGACTGCTGAACTTTTGCAATGATTTGTTCGGCTGTTGTTGGGCCTTTGAGAATTGCTGCGTGCCAGGCTGGAAGGTTGGTATTGAAGCGCTCGACAGGATACATAACCTCTTCCAGCGGAGAAATCAGGTAGTCAATCCGAACACCACGACGCTCAGTGATCTTGGTTGAGTACGGTGCCGGAATATGGCTGATGTGGCTGATTCTGATCCCTCCCAACTCCTTGCCTGCGTACACAACCGTCGGCTCGCCAAACAAGCGAACCTTGCGACCGATCCATTCCGAGAATTCCGACTCGCCCCAGCCTTCCGGATTTGACAGGCACTTGACCATGCCTTTCGGAACCCAGTAAGGAGTAGCCTCGCGACCTTCAAAGATCATTAGCAGTCGCACGTTGCCTTGATCAACCTTACGGCCTAGCTTGGCAATCGTGAAATCCTGAGAACCCATTATAAAGTCCTCGAAATTTAGCCTGTCACTTTTGATCTTGACAAACTCACGAATATTCATCTCTTCCATTTACATCTCCTCCAGATCGCTTAAGTCGACTTCATCTTGCTGATCAAGCATCCAGTGAGGAAGCCCGATCACCTGTTCTTCTGAGGCGCCATCGTACCCTTCGTACACGCCTGTTTCAAGACAATTCGCATAGGTATTTAGCGCAGCCCGATACTGGCCACGACCAATATCAATCGACTCATCATCCAACCGATAGCACATGACGTTGTGCGGGGCCTTGCTCTCGCATGCAATAAATCCAAAGCCTTCAAGGCGCTGGCCTGTAGCCCAGTAGTACACATCCATGTAGAACGCAGCCTGGAATGCATACCCGTATTTAGCAATAGCATTACTAAATCCACGCGGACTGGCATCAGTCGTCGTCTTCAGGTCCGGCGAGAACCCACGATCAAGCAGGCGGTCGAATCGGCATCTAACGAGAATGCCTGTCTCTGGATCTTTAGCGTATACCGACAGCTCGTTGCGGCCTTGCTCCTGATATAGCCACTTGTTCGCGACTGGGTTGGCTCGCACTGCTGACTGCATGGCGTTGATCTGGCTAGCATCGGCAGACACAAGCACGTTATCAGTGCCGTGAGTCGCACAGAGAACCTTGTACTCTGCTGAGCGCCGATCTTTACCAGCCGGCAACTTGACGTACTGCTTGGCGAACGACTCAGGCTCAAGGATCGCTGAGTGTGTCGCGCTACCCATAGCCATTGCGGCGGTCTGCTTGAATTCACCGTACTTGAAGTGCGCAGGACTTACCGCGATCTTCTTTAGGCCTGTGCAGCTAATGCCTAGTCCTGAGTGGTAAGCAGCGTTTGAAAGCTGCTCTGCTGTGTAGATGCCTGGTTTCATTGTCCATTGTGCGATTGCTGTCACTGTGCTTTCTCCCAATACCGTGTCAATTTCATATACCGATCCCGCTTAGCCTTCGTTATGCGATGCCCAAACTTATCAGCCTCGCCGATTATTGCTGTCCAGAGTGCGTCGCGGTAGGTCGTTTTAGCATGCGAAAACTGCATAACCCCTCCCGGCGCCACACCAAAGCATTACGCTTTTTTCGAAGTGCAAGTCATTGATCAGGTAATCAAGATAAGAGGCCGCATCATAAGCGTCTTCGCACATCTTTGAAAGCCTTATTGCCTGCTCATTTCTACTCATAACCACCTCCGCTTTATTTGTAAGCCAGAGATTAGCCCGCCACTTTCCTTGCGTCAACAAAAAAGGCCAACTATTTCTAGCTGGCCTTTCTGTTTTCCGAAGAACGATTAAGCGGCTTTCGGCTTCCGGATCTCTTTCGGAACCTTGGACTGGAAACGCATTACGAGCTTACGTAGGCGCTGCTCAAACTCGTCGCGGTCGTCGTCGTTCAGGTGTTCGATGACCACAATCGCGTCATGCCATAGGGCGCCGTTCATGTGGTTTCCGGCTTTGACTAGGACGCCTTTAAGCTCTGGGTCTTTAATAACCTCAGTAGGCTTGGTCAGCGCCTTACGCTTTTCAGCTACCGCGTCAACAATCTGGCGAACGCTTTTGAATTCCTTGATATCCATCTTGTAGCCGAACGCTGCTCTGAATGCAGATGCGTACTGCTTGATAGCTCTAGGGGCTGGCGTCACATTGATGCCGACTGCCGGCCTACCTTGAACGCTATTCCAGCCGTTGTCCTCGTAGCCCTGTGCCAGCCATGGATCAAACTTCTCCAGGCTGTCTATGTTCTCGTCCTTGACTAACTGCAAAAACCCGCCTGCCACATCGTCCAGCTTATTTGCCTGATCGGCAATTTTCTTCAGTTCGATGCCTTGCTTGCTTGGGGTGGTAGTAGTAGTCATGATCGTTGCCTCGTAATAGTCAAAAGCTTCCTATGCTGTAATCCTCAGGACAGGGGGCGCCGCTAGTGGCGTTTGCCCCTGCCTGTTTGTAAGGCTAGCTGACCCATGGCCGGCGTCAAAGACGAATTAGGAATAAGCGGGCTACGTTTTATAGCTATCAAAATCTAAGTGTTCTCCGGAGAATCGTTTTTAGTTTGTGGTATGATCTTCACTCTCAAGTCATAACGCAAAGGTGTCGAATGCTAACGCTTCCAGAGATCCAAGAGAAACTGAAGGGAACGAACCTGTCTGAAGCAGCCAGGGAGACGGGGATTCACCCCTCTATGATGTGGCGCATCGCAAATGAGCCGGAGCAGAACCCGCAGTACAAAACGATCAAGAAGCTTTCCGATTACCTTGAGGGCAAGCTATGAGCTGGGGTTTCGTTTACTGCATGGCTAACGAGTCAATGCCTGGGATGTACAAGATCGGGTTTACTCGCGCATCTCCTTATGAGCGCGCCATCCAGCTATCCAAAGGAACTGGCGTGCCGTCTCCGTACATTGTGCTTTTTTATGCCGACGTGCCAAACCCTGCGCATTACGAGCTAATGATTCATGATGCCATGGCAGATAAGCGCGTTTCCGGAAACCGTGAATTCTTCAAGGTTTATGTGAAGGAGATCCATCATTGGATTTATGACATTGCGCAAATCGAGAGCAGCGCATTTGCAGAGTCTCAGTATTACCTTTGGTCTCGCGTTGACATAGATTTCGAAAATTACAAAGCGAGGCTCGCGCAATGATCCGAACTGCACCATATAGGCCTCTTCCGTATTACAGATGGTTCTGGCAGGACTGGAGAGCCAATAGGAATGTACAGCGCATGACCTACGTTGAGCGCGGGCTTTACAGGGAGCTTCTTGATGAATGCTGGGCAGAAGGATTTATTCCGACAGATTTGCAGGTCTTGGCAGATATCTGTGATTGCCCTATTGATGTGATGGAGGATGCCTGGCCGCGCCTTGAAAAGTGCTTTGACATGGATTCTGACGGGAAAATGGTAAACACCCGCCTAAATATTGAGCGTACAGAAAAGGATTCTGAGCGCGTCAAACGATCAGAGGCAGGAAGAAAGGGCGGCATAGCAAAGACTAAAACCACGGAATCAGAGGCTCAAGAAAGCACAAGCCAAGCAAATGCAAGCACTTGCTTACCAAATGCAAGCAAATGTCATATAGAAGTAGTATTAGGATTAGAAGGAGAAGAGAAGAGAAGAGATCAAAAGCCTTGTGATCAGCAAGCTGAGTCACGAGACTTGCTCGGTGATGGATCAGAGGAAAAAACGTCGACATTAAGGATTCCGTATGACAAGATCCTAGCTTCATTTCGGCAAAGGCTCCCATCATTTCCGCAGCCAAGGAAGCTCGACCCTGATAGACAAAAGGCGGTCAGATTGATATGGACTAGGGAGCCTGAGTACGGTTCTATTGAGTTCTTTGATAACTACTTCCAGCACATCTCAAAATCGCCTTTCCTTTTAGGTGAGACCGGATGGAAGGCATGCTGCTTTGACTGGATCATGGCGCCAAAGAACTTCAGAAAAATCATTGAAGGAAATTACGATGAGGGAAAATACAATGCGTGACCCATTCAGCCTAGAAGCGGAACAAAGCGTCCTTGGCGCAATGATGATTGACCCGGCACTGATTGACCTGCTGGCAGCCGACCTTGAGGCTAAGGACTTCTACTGGCAAGATAACGCCGACGTGTTCACGGCAATAATTGAGCTCAACTCGCTTAACCGAAAGATTGACTTTCTGACTGTTGGCGAGCACATAGGCACGCTTGATAGTGGCAGCCCGGCGTTTGCCTACACGGCAGAGATCCAGAACGGAACACCGAGCGTTTCTAACTCTGAGCAATACGCACGAATTGTTCGTGAGCGCTCGCTTGATCGTTGCTTGATTGCGGCTGCTCAAGAGATCCACCAGATAGCTCACAGCACGATGGACACTCCAGACAAGATTGCCGCCGCGCAGTCTGAGATTCTGTCTATCGACGGGGAATCAGCTACTGCCGAAACGGTTGATGCATTTGATGTTCTGGTAGAGCACATGGATTTGCTTGAGAAGCGAATGAATCAAGGGAATTCAATCTCTGGAATTCGCACCGGAATGCAAGAGTTCGACGAACACACTGGCGGATTGCAGCCAGAACAGCTCGTGATCATCGCTGGCCGTCCTAAGATGGGCAAGACGACTCTAGCTATGGATATCGTCCGAAATGCCGCTATACGTCAAGGTAAAGAGGTGCTGGTGATTAGCCTTGAGATGAGCAATCGACAGCTTATGGATCGGCTGCTTGCCGCTGAGTCGTCAATTCCTCTTGACTCAATGAAAGACGGTTCTGCATTAACTGAGCACGGCTCTGCGCTTACAGCAACAGCACACCGCGTGCAAAAATCTAGGATGACGCTGTCTGACAGGCCTGGGCTAACCATGCGTCGGATTCGCTCAATGTGTCGCCGGCACAAGCGCAAACATGGGCTCGACTTGGTAATGATCGACCACTTAGGTTTGCTTGATGCTGATGATCCTAAAATGAATCAGGTGGCCAAGGTCACTGAGATTTCACGACAAGCAAAACTTCTTGCAAAAGAGATGAAAATCCCTGTAATTCTTCTATCTCAGTTGAACCGCTCTCTTGAACAAAGGCCAAACAAGCGCCCCGTTCCATCTGACTTGCGAGATTCTGGTTCGATTGAGCAGGACGCAGACATGGTTATCTTCGTTTACCGTGACGAAGTTTACAACGAGAATAGCGACCGCAAGGGCATTGCTGAGATCATCCTGTCCATCTCCCGCGAGAGTGAAGCAAAGACTTTCTATGCGATGTTCCAGGGGCGATACGCGCGCTTTGCACCACTTGAGGCCGGCGCATATATTCCTGAAGAAAAGGACACTCCCAAGCAAACAGAGAAAGTTCGCGGCATGAAATTCTAATGGAGACCGAAGATGACTTCATATGCGGAACCTGCTTCGTCACACAATTTGGCGATCCTGTCAATTGCCGAGATCGAAGCCATAGAGAGCCACAAAGCGGACTGTCTCCAGAGATGGAAGCTAGCTCGGGACCATGCCAGCGCGATCTATTTGGGGTTGAAGTCGAATCGCGGTAGATTGTGGGCTGAGCGCGAATTGAAGACTAAGCCCGAGATCGAAGCCGAAACCCGGCGCCAACTGAACTTATTGCTGAAGGTGAAGAAATGAAAATGGCAGACGATCTTGAATATGCCAATGCAGAAATTGAATATCTAAAGCAGTGCCTCGACATAAAGAACGCTGATTGTCCTGATCGGGCAACCCTGCCAGGCATCGCGGGCTACAAGAAGGTCTTTCAGGTGTTCATCACAACCGAATGCGGCTGCGACATTGAGGAAGGCGAGTACGGCGTAACGATCATCAATATGTTCGACTCGTTCCTTGAGTCTGGCGACTTTGAGCTTATCGAGGAAGCGATTGCAGAAGTTATCGGCGACTTGACTCTGCCAGAGGAAGGTCAGACGCCATTCATCGTCTATGAGGCAGGCGAACGACAAGACGTGTTCTGGTGCAAATACTATCTGGTCAAGATGGATTCAGCCGAATGATTGAACTGACCGTGCCTTACCCACCAAAGGAACTGAACCCGAACGCCAAGACTCACTGGGCAGCTAAGGCCAAATGGGTAAAACTCTATAGGGGCCTGTGCCGCGATATAGCGCTCGAAAACACTGAGCCAGTACCATCGGGTGACCTGGTGTACGACATGACCTTCTACCCGCCTGACAAGAGGCGACGTGACGACGATAATATGGTTGGCGCGAGCAAATCGCAAAGAGATGGGATTGCAGAGGCATTGGGCATCGACGATGTGAGATTCCAGCTAAGGGTTCGCGTTCGCGAGCCAGTACCAGGCGGAAAGGTCGTGGTGAAAATCTATGAGGATGTCGAATGAAATTCATCGTATGCGGCGGACGTGATTACGCAGACAGAGCCCGACTGAATCAGGTACTTGACGGCGTACACAAGAAATGCACCATCCACGCGATTATCGAGGGTGGCGCTAATGGGGCGGATCGACTTGCTAGAGAATGGGCGCTAGAGAAAGGCGTGCAGGTGTTTACGGCGATTGCTAACTGGAAGCTGTACGGAAATGGCGCAGGACCGAAACGAAACGCGGCAATGCTCGCTCTAGAGCCTGATGGGGTGATTGCGTTTCCTGGTGGTAGTGGTACGCGGGATATGACCAGAATCGCCGAACTGTCAGACGTAAAAGTCATGCATATTCTATTCTGAAATAGCTTGACGCCAACCCAGCAGCACCGTAAATTGTTTTCCAGAGAACAGTTAAATTGAGAGTTTGGAGGGGTGTGATGGGTGATTTTCAGAGTGACGAGATTATTTTATCGAGGAAACGGCATAAGTGCTGCGAGTGCTCAGGCGTAATTGAGAAAGGCCGTCAGTACAAGCGGTACTTTGGCGTATGGGATGGTGATTTCGGTTCCTACAAAATGTGCATTCCTTGCGCTAATACATTCGCATGGCTTGACGCATCACTGCGAGACGGGCCATTCGGTATATTGCAAGATGAAGGAATATGCTTTACTCAGCTTCAAGACGAGTTGGCCAACTGGTGCCACGACTCGAAAAACCAAGATGAAGAGGCTTGCGCACGACTGCAATCCATGAAAGATCGACGCGAATTTGCTAAGGATTACAAATGACCCTAACCGACCTACTCCCCCTCCTAATCGCCATCTACGAAAAACACGGCGACCTACCACTCGCTACAGGCTTCGACGACCATAAGCCTATTGTGGGGGCGCTGGTTAGCGAGTTTGAGAAGACGAGCGAGATTGGTAAGAAGGGCGAGCTGTTTGTTGATTTTTATTGAGGTGATGGAATGAGCAGCAGAGAAGAGTTTGAGGCGTGGTGGAGCTCAACGCCGATCCTTAGAGAGAACAAAATGACCATTGCCGAGAAATCTTGGCAGGCTTCCCGCGCACACGAATCTGACCTACTCGCAGCGCTAAAAGCCATAACCAACTCCGGCCCCGACGCAATACCGATCAAGGAGGCGTTTGAGATGGCGCATAGGGCGATTGAGCGGGCTACGGGGGAGAAGGTATGAGTGGGCACACGAAAGGGCCGTGGCTGTATCGTGGCAAGAGTGATTCAGTTCATATGCCAGATGCTGAATACCCATATGGCAAGCAGATATTTCAGTTTCGCGATGAGTGCTCGCCTAGTGATGCTGACTTGACACTGGTACTCGCCTCGCCTGATTTGCTTGACGCGCTGATTGATCTAGTGGACGATATTTCAGATCGATTTGACATGGATTCACCAAGCACGAATCCAGGCATAAAGATTTACGTAGAGCGTGCACGATCTGCTATCGCAAAAGCTACAACAATTCAATAACTTGTATACAATCCTGACCGGATATTCGCCTTTTAACAATAACGAACACGGAAACGAACAATATGAACATCCGCGCAAAGTTTGAAGAGATTTGGCCGGTGCCTGATGGGCTCCAATGGAATGAGCGCGCCGGAGAGTACAGGGTGCGCACCTTCTACAATGCCTGGGGGACTATCTGCAACGAGCGAAACGCCCGCCTCGACACCTTCACCCGCTGCCAGGAGACTATGGCGCCGGTTATGGCGTTGGTGGATGAGCTTGTGAAAGAGGTAGAGGATGCTTACTCTGCTTATGGCGTGATGCCTGAATGTGTTGATCGCGCCAAACAAATCATGGAGCATAAGAAATGAACGCACTACCCGGACAGCTGGAATTGGCTACCGTGATTGATCATAAGAAGGCTTGGCCCCCTGTAGCTGATCAGCCTGTAGCGTGGACCTGGGAAGGGGCGCTGGCTCAGTTGAATGGTTATTGCCCTGATGGTGTCGCTGTGTATGGTGACGAGTCGCCAGGTTCTCCGCTACCTCTGTATATCAGCAAGCAAGATACCCACAAACCAGCAGGAATACGCCTGGCTAAGATGCTAAGTCAGTATGACGATCAGCCTTCATCGCAATTGTGGTCCGACATTCAGCGGTTGGCGCGGGAGATATTGAAATGAGTGATTTGAAATTTGCAGAGTGTTCGGTTTGCGGAATCTCAGGGCTGCATGCATGTCCGGGCTATAGACTGCCAACTCCTACACCAGAAGACGAGGCGAGATTAGAAGACGCTTTTCGACGCATCTTCGCTCAGGTTGCCAAGGAAGAAAATCGAGAATGAATTCAGCTTGACTCAACACAAAAAGGCTCCTAATGTGAGCCTTTCTTTTTGTATTATTTTTGGAGGGGTTATGCATCACGACTATACGAACAGGCTTGGATTCGTCAAGATGCCGCCTGGTTACACTCTGCTGCTTTTGGATGAAAGTCACTTCGTCTGGTATTGCGAAGAGACTGATGAAGAATCCTGCATTAATTGGGATCGGTGGTGCGTATATCACGGCGCATGGGCACACTACAAGGAGCGCACAAAATGACCATCTCAACCACAACCCTAAAAAACGCAGCCAGATCGCTCGGCTATGACCTGTGGAGCGATCCGGACGGTAGCCATTACCTGGCGGACTATGACGGCGTAAAGCTGCGCAGGTGGGATCCTGAGCATGATGACGGGGATGCGCTAAGGTTGGCGGTCAAGCTTCGTTTGGATATTACTTTCTACAACGGATTTCAGGAGGTTCACGTGGAGGTATCAAGCGGCGACGGAGTTAGCCCCACTATTGAACTGTACGGAGAAGAGCTTTATTCTTCGACAAGACAGGCCATTATCAAAGAGGCCGCAAAGATCGGAGCCGCACTATGAGCACCTACAATGACGACATTCAAAAATGGATCAAGCGCAGCAATCGAAAGGCGGCAAAGCTGATCAACCATGAAGACGGGAAATACCGCATCGTCTACTTAGACAAGGGGAAGGTACGTGTAGGCGTTGTTCGCGATGGCATGTACTGCCGATATGGGGTTTCTTGCTATGGCGCGATGTACAGTACCGACCCAATGAGTCTATGGCAGTCAGGTCCAGGGGCCTGCACGCAGGGCGATGTACAAATCATGACCGATTATCTGAACGACACCAGTGCGCTTGCGGACTTCGATTTCGGATCAATCAAGGAGCTAACGTGGTGATTGCATTGACTTACTTCATTCTCGTCTACAAAATGCCTGCCGTTAAGGTGAAAATTAGTTATTGGAGGGGTGTATGAGTGATTATTCTGAGCTGAAGAAGCTGGCTGAGGCTGCAACGCCAGGAAAATGGCGAATGGAGCGAGATGATCTGTTCTTTTACGAGGATGGCTATACCAAGCACTTGATGGAGTGCAATGAAGGTTCTGATTTCGAGCTAGTTGATCATCGGGCGAACCTTCGATTCATCGCCGCCGCCAATCCTGAGGTAGTGCTCGCCCTGATGGCCGAAAACGAATCTCTGCGCAAGGATGCTAAGCTGTATCGACAGATAGAGCGCGCAGCCAAAGACCTTCCGGATGGTTGGGAGATTCGCGTGTGTGTAGAGAAGGATGCTGGATACGCAGAGCTATATGATCCAGATGGATGCGAGATCGATTTTCCGAATAGCTGCGAGACACTTGCACGCACCGTATCAGACGCCATCGATCACGCAAACGATTCTCCGGAGAACCCTTAATGGTCAACCTGGAGCTCTACGGGCTCAAGCTGGCACTCGATATCCATTACGCCATATCTGAGCCAGCCACACGTCACGCAAACGGCTCCAGCGAGCTTGAGTGGGCTCTCTCTAGCGGCACCGACGAAATAGGCGAAACAATTTCAAAAGAATCGCTTGACTTAATCTCGATCCAGTTCCAAAGTGACATCGAACGCGCTATTTGGGCGCAGATAGGGAGATAGGGAATGGATAAGCACTGCAAAGGCTGCTTGTCACATCACAAGGCTGGCTGGCCACCGAATCACAAGAATGCAAAATACAATGACTGGTGCTGCGCTCACGGATCATTCGCAAGCAAGGCAATTGGTCACTGCAAAAACACTGGCATGAAGCGCATAAAAGTAATCGAGGTGAAATCATGAGCATCACAGTAAAATCCGCACGGGAAGCACTCGAGGCCGCACACGCAACGTACATTCAGTGCGACCACGACGACGTAGCAAGCGCCAAAGAAACCCTGGACAATGCACGCCACACCTTCTGGAATACCTGCGCCGCATTCTGCACCAGCCTCGAATTCAAGCACTCCCTGTCTGAGGTAGAATCGGCTCTCGTTACTCAGGGGCTTTGGACATGAGCTATATTGTTATTGGTGTTATGAACATGCCATATCATTTGGCAATGTCATCAGAGCTTTCTAGAATTCAGTTTTATAACATTGCGACTGCCTATTTTAGAAAAACAGAAAAGATTTCAAAAGAACTCGAGGTCATAGTTAATGAGAACAGGGCTCTAAGAAATGACGCTGACAAGTTTGGAATTATTCAACAGGCAATGGATAATCTTAAGGATTACAAGAGAGACGGGACAATATGGTCTCTAGCCTCGACTCTATACCCGGAGGATAAGAAATGAGCGAGTTGCAGCCTGGGATGTTGGCGCTTATCGTTGGATCTCGTTACGCTGGCACTCAGATCAATATCGGCAAGATGGTTGAGGTAATATCCATTGAGCCAGACAACCAAGCGTTGGTTAAAGGCGACTCAATCACGGATCAACACGGTGGAACGGTAGATCAGGCTCTTTGCTTGAAGACTCATCTCTTACCGATCAAGCCCCAGTGTGACCCGCTCGACGTAACCCATAAGGAAGAACTGCATGCATGAAGTAATTCAGGAGATGATTAGTCGTGGTTGGACCTATCCGATCATAGCGCTAAGGACGGGCATCTCGGAAAACCGTCTGCGTGACTGTAATCTAGGTGTACGCGAAGAGCGCAAGCTGTATGAAATCGCGACGAACGAAGCAAAAATCGACATCGATACACTTGGGGATGAGCAATGAGCCGCAGCGACGGAAGCACAGCAGATTACTACGTACTCCCTGAAGGCGCTACACAGCTTCAGGATCTGATCAGTCATCGCGATATGAATTCGCAAATTGGTGAAATATTCCGAGCCTGCTATCGGTACGGGATCGTCAGTCACAGCGACAAGATGCGCGACGCTAAGAAGATCCGCTTCTACGCTCAGGCTGAGGTTGAGCGGCTGGAGAAGCTAGCTCAAGCTGAGGAGCCTTCACATATTATTTCGGATATTCCAGAGGGGATTTACTGGGAAGATGCAGATGATAAGTATGAATGGCTAGCCACTGACAGAGAAGGGGCGTTTTGGTTTGTTAAAGAACCAGAGCTGAAGCCTCACGGCAAGACATGGGAATATCCTGGAAACACAAATATGGAAACAATTGACGAGACTCCTCGCGATCTCGCCAAATATCGCCGCCCAACGTGCACAGCCCAATGACCGAATACAACGAGCAGCGCTAAAAATTCAATCAAGGCCCGGATTCAGGGCCTTTTCATTGCATAATGGATTTCAGCAGTGCGTTGAATCAGCACAATTATTGAAATACGGAGCGGCACAATGCAGCAATATGATGAGCAGCGTGTAAAGGAAGTGGTCGGGATGTTCGGCACCAACGCAGCTATGGCTGAGGCGCTAGGGGTTCATGAGCGGACTATGCGGCGATGGAAGGCTAGGCTTGCGCTCTCGGGCTACAGTCCTAGCCATGACATGACCAAGCAGTGTCCCGACGGCTACAAGGTAAAAGGTGTCAGCTCTTACTACAACCGCGACGGCGAGCTGTCTGGACAGTGGGTTAAGACCAGCGCAGACAACGAGCGCCGCTACGAAATGATGGTAGAGGCGTGCCAGGCATTAAAGGAGGATCTGCCAGTTCTAGTGCCTCGTGCATATGCCGGCGAGTTTCTGCCTGACCTGATGGCGTGCTATCCAATCGGCGATCCTCACATCGGCGAGTACATCTGGTCAGAAGAGTGCGGCAAGAGCTGGGATTTGGGCATCGCCGAACGCATGCACTGCGGCGCAATGGCTGCGCTAGTAGAGGCCGCACCACGCACTGAGAGCTGCACAATCGTAAACCTTGGGGATGCAGCGCATTACGATTCCATGGCTGCTGTAACACCACGTAGCGGCCACCACTTGGATGCAGACAGTCGCTACGCGAAGATGGTGCGCGTACTGGTCAAGGTTATCCGTCAGTGCATCGAGACTGCGCTTACAAAGCACAAGACGGTGCATATCATCAACGTCCCCGGAAACCATGATGAGACTGGCGCTCTGTGGCTATCGATTGCGCTGGATCACATCTACGCAAACGAGCCTCGTGTGACTGTAGATACGAGTCCTGCCCTGTTCAGCTACTTTGAGTTTGGTAAGAACCTCGTTGGCACGCATCACGGGCACTCGTGCAAGGCTGACAAGCTAGGCCAAGTAATGGCTGCCGATCAACCGCAAGCATGGGGCCGCACAGAGCATCGGGCATGGTGGACTGGTCACGTTCACCACGAGAGCAAGAAGGAGTATCCAGGCTGCACAGTCGAGACGTTCAACACGCTAGCCCCTGGTGATGCCTACGCCACTGCTGGCGGCTGGAGGTCGCGGGAGAACATGAAGTGCGTCGTATTGCACCGCGAGTTCGGCGAGGTAGCACGCCACACCGTTCACCCTTCGATGCTTCACTAAAATAAATAGATTGACCTGCTGAAAATGCAGGTCTAATCTTGCTGAAATTAACGGAGGTGGAAAATGAAGAAATACCCATGGGATCAAGAGAAAGAAATTGACTGGGATGCGCCTTGGCCGGATATCGCGAATCAGTACGCCGATAGATATTTTGAGTCGACGAACAACCTGATTGACTATTATTTCAAGGCTCAGATATTGAAGATGGCATGTATTGCGGGATGGTGTATATCTGCGATTCTATTCATTTGCTTGGTGGTGGTTACTCAATGATCAACGTTATCCCGCGCTGGACAAAAGGCGCACCATCCGCATTCAAACCAGGCCAATTCCTAGTCTTCGAATCCGGCGAGTATGCGCTTGTAGGCAGCAATACGGCTATCACGTCAACGCAGAAGATCGCCAAGCATACGACGCTGATTGAGGGACATGAGTTGGATTGGTTGCAGTCGATGGCGGTTGACCGGAGTTTGGGGGTGTTGAAATGATCGAGCTAATTGTGTTTGCGTACATCGCTTATGGCGTATTCAGTTTCTGGCCCTTGGCACTTGTTGATTGCGACTATACAAAAGGCGCATGGTACGAATGGTTGGCTGCTTGGGCTGCATGGACCTTCCTGTGGCCTATTCGTTATGCGCAAGATGCTTGGTATTGGTGGAGGGCTAAGAAGTGACTAAACCAGATTGGAAGGAGTCGCCAGACTGGGTTATGTGGATAGCACAGGATAAGGATGGTGTATGGTTTGGTTACGACAACAAGCCGGACAGCCTAGAAACTGAGTGGGGATGGATTGGAGCGAACGTTTTCGACAACTGCGGGCGCTGTATTCTTCTTGAGAGATGCGCACCAAGCAACAAGTGGCGCAAAACATTGGAGTCGAGACCATGACCACAATCAACGACCTAGACCAAATCAACACAATGGCGATGATGACCATGTGCGAGCTTGGTTATGCGCGGTATGAGCGGTTTCGTGCTGGGCTTAAGATGGATGATGAGGCTTGCGAGAAGCTTAGGCAGTTCGTGCATTCCAATGCTGATCGCGAGCATGAGCTAGAACTACGAATTAAATGTGCGCCGATGTACAAACCTATGGCATACTAGCCCAGTCAGCGCGCTATCCTACCTCTTGCATCGTTTAGCGGTTGACAAGCGATGATCCCCCTCCCATCGCTGCTACACCTTTAGCCCATCGTGAACCGTCCGATGGGCTTTTTTTGATCAGTGAAAAGTGATTTTATGATTGAAAGCATAGAAGAAGGTCTGATATATAGGTCGCCAAGTGGATTGTTTTTTAGGGTTCTGCATTTGGCAAGGCACGCACAGGACTGTTCTTGGCCTATGGTGGTATATGAAAATATAAACCCAACAAAAGACGCGCCTGCCGGAACAATATGGGTTTTAGCAGAAAGCATATTTATCATAACATTCAGCCATATGCATTAAATGCAATTTTTTACGCAAAACAGGCAGAATATGTGCAGTTTTATGCGCGTGTTATCATTCCTGCATCCGGCGACAATGCCAGCGCAGGACTTGAAATCCTGTTAGCTTCCGGATCGGATTGGGAGATGATACCCGGTCGAAATGCAGTACTAGCCCTGACTGGACGTCCAATCCTACTCGGGGCTTTTTATTGCCCGCCAAAAAGTGATATCACAAAGCCACCGAACTGAAACTGATATCATTACTCCAATGTTGTACATTCCTAAACCTATGACCACTATGAAGCCAAATAAAATGCCCGACTCTCCTAACGGCTGGTTTACACTGCTATCCAACCTTCCGGGGCCACTCCAAGCGTTTGGGGCGGCTATCATCACTGCGGTGTTGCGGGTTTACTACGACAAGTCCGAGACTAGTTGGCAGCGTGTTGGTCTTGAGGGTGCGCTGTGTGCGTGCCTGGCTACTGGTCTGTCGATGGTCAGCGCTTACTTCGGACTACCCGAAAACTCAGGCGTATTCATCGGCACATTCGTCGGTTTCATCGGCGTGATTAAGTTCCGCGAGTACATGGGTAGGCTGCTGGATAAGAAGTCGAGCTGATATACTAGCTTCCACAATGGAGGCTTTTTAATGGCTAATAGACCAATCGTTCACACAGGGGATAAGACCTCTACTGTCGGGCGCTCAAGAATGTTTGAGACGCCTGATGATTTGCGTGAGGCTTGCTTGGGTTATCTTGAGTGGGCAGATACGCATCCGCTGCAAGAAGAGAAACACTTCTGCTTTCAGGGTGAGATAACCACTGCTTACGTGAGCAAACCCCGCGCCGTAACCATAGTCGGCCTATGCCTGCATCTTGGTATCCATCGCCACACTTGGCAGAACTACCGTATCAGCGAAGAATTCGATCTAGTCTGTGATGAGATTGAAGACCGCATGAAGCAGTACAAGTTCGAGAATGCCGTCGCGGGTCTGATGAACCCTACGCTGATTGCGCGGGATATTGGGTTGGTTGAGAAGTCGAGCGTTGACCTGACTAGCGGCGATGGCACGATGAGCCCGCAGCAATTGACCTTCAACATCATTAAGCCTAAAGATGCAGTTTGACATCTCATCTGCCTACCTGCCGTTCGTTGACCTTGAGAATGTAGCCACAAGGCGCGAACTGCTGCGTGATGCGCGGTATCACATCATGGAAGGGGGGCGCGGTGGGGGTAAATCACACTTCATTGCCGAACTGCTAGTAGTTGAGGGATATCTACAGCCTCAGCGCATTCTCTGTACGCGCCAGATCCAGAAATCAATCAAGGCGTCTGTTCTCCAGTTGCTGGCTGACAAGATCGACAAGCTCGGCCTGTCTTGGTTCTATGACGTACAGCGGACTCAGATCGTCGGCAAGAACGGCACAGTATTTCTGTTCGAGGGCCTACAATCCAACATCGATAGCATTAAGTCGATGGAAGGCATCACCCGCGTATGGATCGAGGAGGCGCACGGGGTTGTTGACGACAGTTGGAGTGTGCTGATCCCGTCCATCCGTGGCGCAGGCTCAAAGTTCATTATATCCATGAACCCCGGCAACATCATGGACGCGAGCTATGTTCGCTTCGTGGCTAATCCGCCATCGAGCAGCATTCACCGCAAGATCAACTATGACTCCAACCCGTTCTTCCCTGAAGTGCTTGAGACTGAGCGACTGGAGTGCCTGAGCCGCTTCCCTGACGCTTATCCGCACATCTGGCTAGGTGAGCCAACGGCAGATAGCGAGCACGCCATCATCAAGCCGTCGTGGATTCAGGCAGCTATTGACGCGCATATCGTCTTGGGCTTCAAGCCAGAAGGCATCAAGGTTGTAGGCATGGACGTTGCCGACGAGGGTGCAGACAGTAACGCAATGACTGCTCGTCACGGCTCTGTAGTGTTCGACCTTGAAGAGTGGCGCAAAGGCGACGTGATATTCAGCGCTAACAAGGCATTCGCATATGCCGACCTGAACGGATTCGACCAGCTTACCTATGACTCCATTGGCGTAGGTGCTGGCGTGAAGGCTGAAACGAATCGCCTAATGGATCAGCGCCAGTCATCCAGGCAGATGCAGGTGTCCGGTTTCAACGCTGGCGGATCAGTCGTTAGCCCTGACTCTGAATACATGGTTGGTAAGAAGAACAAGGACATGTTCTCGAACATCAAGGCTCAAGCTTGGTGGCAGATGCGCGACCGCTTCAGCAAGACCTACAAGGCCGTCAGAGAGGGCGCAGTCTATCCAGCTGACGAGCTTATCAGTCTGTCGTCAATGCTGCCTCATCTTGAGCAGCTTAAGGCTGAGCTGTCACGCCCGATGGTTGACTACGACAACAACGGAAGGGCGAAAGTTGAGAGCAAAAAAGACATGGCAAAGCGAGGAATTCCGTCCCCTAACTTGGCTGATTCGCTTATAATGGCGTTCGCTACTACCGAACAAGCCGGAGGAGGTGTTTTTCTGCCAGCGAGGTTGCGCCGTTGAAGATGCTGCATATTGTCACTAGGAAGACCGCGAAAGCAATAGGCTTGAAGAGATATTTCAGTGGCAAGCTATGCGCGCACGGACATGTATGCGAAAGGGTAATTGGTAGCGGCTTGTGTGATGATTGCCGGCTGATACTTGGCCGCAAGCATGACGAGACTCGCCGTAACGACGATCAGCGCAAGGCGTACATGGCCGGCTACCTGGCTGAATACGTAAAGGAAAACCGAGAGGACATCCGACGGAACGCAAGGAATCATTACGCCAAGCATCGACCGCTAATGGCCGAACGAGGCAAAGCGTTTCGCGAGTCGAACAAGGATCTATACCGCGCCTTGTGCCATCAGCGCAGAGCAAAGATTCACAACCGTATTCCTGCATGGTGCAGCAAAGATGATCTGAAAACCATCCGGGCTATGCATAGAGAGGCTAGGCGCCTTGAGTCAATCACCGGCATCGCCTTTCACGTCGATCACATCATCCCGATTGCTGGACGCCTTGTATCTGGCCTGCATGTGCCGAGCAATATGCAGATCCTGACGAAGCATCAGAACCTCGCTAAACTCAACCAGTTCGACCCTTGGGCATTCCAGGGCTAACACCATCCCCGCACGGTATCAACCAGCCTGTTACCGTGCGCAAATAATGATTCTCCGGAGAACAGTTAGCGCTTGACGGTGAGCCAAATACCGGAAATAATCGGCTCACTTCATAGGAGGCGGTAAAGATGGCGACGGTTAAAGAGAAGGCGCTGGTTGCGGAGATTACAGATCTGGCAATGGAGATGGGCGATGGCGATTACAATGTATGCGTTGATTATCACGGTCATATCCACGCTGTTGACGTTCGAATTGCACTGAGAGGCTCAAGCGATTGGGTTTACTACGCTGAAACTTGTTACCTAAGCGGGCGACGTGACGTATTTACAGAGAAGAAATCAATTCCCGAGCTAAAGAAAATGCTGGCTCAGGTAAAGAAACACCACAAATCATTCGACGCGGACGGGGTTAAGTTATGAGTAAGGTTGATTGGAGTTTGGCGCCGGAAGCAACTCACTATTTGGACGCTGGTGATCTAAATACGAGATTTCGCGATTTGACTGGTGATACATGGAAGTATTTTAATGCGATCACTGGAAAGTGGGTGCAGCATTATTTCAGCTCGGAAGATCTGTTAGCACGTCACGATTTGATTGCACGCCCAAAGCCTAAGCAATGGTCAGGCCCGCAAGATGGGTTGCCGCCAGTAGGAATTAAGTGCGAGTATGGCTCCGATGAAAGCGGATGGAAGAAAATAAATGTTCTGGCGCACACTATGGTCGGCGGTACGTCAGCGGTCGGACAGACCGGTGACAATGGTCAAATTTGCATAGGTGCTGCGCAGTACTGGCGCCCAAGTCGTACAGCCGAACAACTAGCCGCCGACCTCCGCGAAACCGCAATCCGCGAGATCATGGATATTGCCGATGTGGATTGCCGGGTTACTGCGGCTCGACTGGTTGATGCTGGGTTTAAGCGGGAGGTGGTTTGATGGGTATCGGCTTTCAGATTACGATGACGGCGCTTGTTATAGCAGCGCTTGCAGTCCTGTTTTATGATGAGGCGCCAAAGTGGGTAAAGATTATCGGAGGTCTTGCATTCTGGTGCGTTCCGGTTGGCATCATCATTCAGATATGGTCGTAGCAATATGTACGCAGAGACATTCGATGATCTATATGACGCAAGATCGGCAGCCGACGAACTTGAGTGGGCCGGATTTACAGTTAACTTAATCCGTCTTAGAGTTGGGTTTGCAGTTTTCGCAGACTTATAAAACCTCAAGGACTTGACAAACACAAAAACACCATTTCCAATCTGTCCACGATCCATAAACCGTGGACATTTGAGATTTGGTGTTTTTTCATTTGTCAAGCTTGCGCTTGGCTCGCTCGATGATTGCCGTAGATAGTGGGTTTCCCTTGTCGTCAACCAATACTTCGACTTGGCTACAGTAACAAAAGATCATATTAGGAACAATCGAATACCAAGTTGCAACTTCCTGAATAGTGAAAAGCTCACCATGGCGTGCGATATGAGATGCGCGGCTTGTACTCTTAAGCGCTGACAGGTGGAGCAATTTAGACTTGATGCCTAGGTCGGTCTGCGCCTGTTGCGCCTCTTCTCGCCTAGCTGTACGCATCGCACCTACAACTTCTGTCTGTGCAATACGGCTAGCGTCAAACTTGCTGACTCCAATCCTTGTCTCGATGTTCTCCGCTATTTTACGTGGATTGAGACCGCTAGCCATTCCACGAGACAGAGTAGACGCCAGATCGCCAGTCATATCGTCAGCGATCTTCTTCATCTCGTTGAACGTGCGAGCCTGGAGCAGACTAAGCCGGCGACGATAAGGAGCACTAGTCAACAGCGAGTCAAGGTGCGGCCTGCTGACTGCATAAGCCTCAGACTGGATTGCAAGGTTGGACATGGTTAAAGCAGTGCCCTGCACATAGGCAGGAGTGACATAGCCGGATAGGAACCAGTTCGTTTGCGGCGTGCCATCATCAATAAGCTGGCCAATCAGCATGGAAATCTCATTATCCATGTTGGCTAGCGTGAAATCATCCAGCTCAAAGATGTACGTCTTCTGCTCGGCGTTGACAGCGTTAAGCGTCACGACCTTGTACGGGATGCGCTTCAGGATCGCCAGAACGCCTTTCTGCACAGCGTCAATGCGCCTATCGAAGTCCTTGATAGCCTTCTGGACTCTCGCCTGCTGCCCCGTTGGGTCAGTTTCGCTACGGGGAATTATGGGTTCTCCCATGTGTAAATAATCCTTGCGCTATTCGTTTGGTTTGACGTAAATTGTACGCCACATAGGAGGGGTTATGCTCAAGAAAACGCTAAAACAGAAGGTGCGAGACTGGTGCGATAAGACGTATCACAGAAAGATTGATATCTTTCACGACAAGCGATTCCAGCCGCTTGTTAACAACAGATGCCAGATGAACGCTGCTGCACTTGTAGCCTCAGGAGAAAGCGTTGCTATTGTCGAGTGCGTGATGATCCACGACAATACCTGCACGCTGCACTACATAAATCTAGATGACCAAGGCAGATATTTCGATGCAACTCTTGGCTATGAATATCTTAATTCTGATTACAGGCTAGTCAGGATATATCGCGAGCTTCCTGAATTTTCTTGCGATCACCTATTCAATGAGAAGCGGCGCATCTGCTTGGAGGCGCTTGGAAGGTGGAAATACAAGCTGCATGAGGCGACGGATCTTTTGTAAAAACAAGGCCCCAAACTAGGGGCCTTTCTTATTGCACGGTTGCCGGATCTTCTGGCGCGGGCTCTACATCGGGAAGCGGAGTAAGCGCTTCCGTGTTTTCGTACCCCGCCGCTGTCCGCATCTCTTCAGGACTAAAGATCATATCGCCACTCGCCAGGCTGGAAGCATTGACCTCGCTCATGGTCTTCACGTTCAGCAGCTTCTCTGCATCAGTCGATTCAGTCAGCTCATCGAACATTACTTCGAAGTCTTCACGGCGCTCAATGACACCGTGATCCATCATCCATTCAACCACTAGTCGCGAATTAGGGCCGACTTCATTCAGGCGGCGACCTTGGCCGAAGCGGTTGAACGCCTTGATGTCCTCGTTGCTAGCTAGCGTGCCAGTCTGACGACCTACGATGATCGTAGAGCCTACGCCGATGCCAGCGCCTACCTCTTGCAGGTTGACTTCGAACGGGCCAACCGGATCAGGCACAGCGGACGTGATTGCGTTAACAGTTCCGCCCTGTGTGATGATTGCGGAGTCAATGCCACGGTTAAGGCCCGACACCACTTCATCGTATAGCGTACCCACTTCCGACAATTGCATGCCATGGGCGCGGGCGAGATCAGAAAGATTTGTGTCCTTCTCGAATCCGATATGGATAGCCCGAGCAGCAGCCTTTATGTATGCCTCACCAGAACCGCCAGTAACTTTCTCCAGGCTGATCAGTGCGTTCAGGATGGGCTCGTACACCGACTCTGGCTCAGTAATCGAGCCGAAGATAATCACGCGGCTAGGGTGCATCTCAACTTGACGAGGCGAGTTGCCAGATACTTCGCTGTGTTCGTTGTAGGTGAACATCAGGGGGGCGCCGTAAGTCGGGCTAGCCTGATTGGTGTCCCACACGGAAACGGTAAGCGAGCCACGCCAAGTAGGGATAAACTTTACGATGGCGGCCGCGCTCACTGTTTTCAGTGGCTCATTCCACTGCTTCGAGTCCTTAACCTGAATAATCAGGCCAGCATAGCCACCGACCATCTTACGCTTATCAGTCTCCTTGATCGCAGACCAGATAGCTTTCTTCTTAAATAGCCGCTTAACGTCCTTTTCCCACTGAGTCTCATCGCGGGATTCGTCGAACTCGTCTTCGCCCTCAATGATCCAAGGGTTCGTCTGCCACGTCTTATTGAGGATCTGCATAAGTGCGCCATGACCAACGCCATGACGCTTATAGACGCGATAGAACTCGTCAAAGCCAGGGTTATCAGGGAAGCCGTATTCGCAGTATGCTCTGGGCCGCTTCGTATCCAGCGCGCCAGTACCGAACGCAGCCAACTGACGAGACGCAGCGATCTGCCGTTCAGCCAGGTTATTCAGCGCCATCATCAGTTCAGGTGGTGCATTGACAGTCATAAAATAGGGCCTCGTAAATTACCCATATGATATCACTTGCCAAAACGCGGTATTAGTGCGTGGTAAACTATCGGCTATCTATTGGAGGGCTAGCCCTGTGAAAAAAACGCGTGTGAATATCCTGTCGGCGGTTAACGCTGACTCGATCAAGATTGAGCGCACGGAGGTAGCTGGCGAGAAGTACGCGGTTATCAAGAATG